GGCCTTGAAGATGCTCCCCTTCGTGGGGATAATTGTTGGAGACTTCTAGAAAGATAGAAGCGGGGCCTCGGTGGTGAAATCTTCATCGCTGGGGAAGTAAGGGGCGAGCGAGCTGAATGATGCCTTGGCGCGTTCAAACTCAGCTTCCGAGCGCTTGCGGATCTCGTTCATCCAGCTCTTGACTTCGTCGGCGCCGACCTTAGCGAACTGTTCTTCGCCGTCGTCGGAGAGCATGTTCTCGAGGCCGGCGAGTTCGAAGCAGGCGTAGCAAATCTTTGCGCCGAGGGCCTGGCCGGTTTCGCGGGTGTGATGGCCGCAGCATTCGCAGACGAAGGTCGATGCACCCTTGCGGAATTTGTTGAACTTTGCCATTTGCGTGTCTCCTTGTTTCGATGATTATTTATACCTCGGATTGGTTTGTTTTGCAACCAGCAAAAGAACCTTTTCGCCCAGGTTGCGAAGTTTATTATCTTGTCGTAATGTCGGGTATCTCAAACAAGGAACCCTAGAGATGAATTTCGAACAACTGAAAAAAGTCTTGTCAAACCTGATCTATGGGCAGACAGCAGCATATAGAGACGATGCTATCGGCGAACTCGCTCGATACCTCGCCCAGCAGGAGCGGCGCGTTGACATGCTGGTCAAGGCGTTGCCGGTCAAACCCCAGGTCGAGGATTCGCCGCTCAGCGCAATCACCCTCGCCGACAAGGTCGAACAATCCGACGCCTTCCGTTATCTCGCTCAGGGGATGAAGGATCGGTATGCTTTTCGCATCGTCTCGCTTATCATGCTCGACGGGCAAGCGTTCGCCGATCTCGAGAACTTCTGCAAAGAGGCGCTCGAGGAGCAGGCGAAAGAGATTGATCTCGCTGAAAAGGTCAAAGCGCTCGAGCAATTGCGTCCGGTGTGGGCGCAGGGGTACGGGACAGCCGGCGTCGCCGCCAACGCAACCAGCGCGGCCTTGGGGCAGCTTTGGGAGCTGCTTGGCGTGACGAACCAGACCCGGGCAATTGAGGCGCTGAACGCTTTGAAGGTTCAGGCATCGCTTAATGGTCCTGCATGGCGACCTGAGGAACGGTTGCAGCTGAGAAATTACAGCGAGCAAGCGGAAGGCTACGCGTTTCGCGCCGGTTATTCCGATGGTTGGCACGGGCGTCCGCAAGACGAGACCGAGAACAAACGTTGGCCGAACGCCTACAGCGCCGGCTACTGGGAAGGTTTTGCGGATGCGGGGAGGAAGGCATGACCGACAAGATCCACTGTGACTTCTTTCACGATACGGACGGGAAGTGCTGCGCTGATCGCGCGGCATGCCTGCTCTCGAGGCGTCGGCCGGCGATAGCGACCGCGCCCCTGCATCAAGCTATGAGCGTGCGCCAGTTCCTGCTTCTGATGGGGTTCTCAGCACTCATCTTTGGCTTTGCCCTTTGTGCAATCGCGGGGTACAATTCACGATATTCAACGGGGGTTGCCCATGACATACCAATTTCGCGTTTGGATCTGCGTCCTGGCGATTAGCTTGTTCCTTTGGGCATCCATCATCTGCCCAATCGTGTACTGGATTACGATGTATGAGTGAATTGATGCGTAGACTTGCCCGCTCGGCAAAGCGCGGGGAAGGGTGTCACCTCACGCCCGAGATGGTGCGTGAGCTGGTTAGCATGCGGACAATACGGCGGCATATCGCGGAAGAGCGTAGGCCGCCGAAGCCCAGGCCCGAGCCTGCGGTGGTCACAAACAAAATGATCCGTGAGATTCGAGAGCTCAAGCGGGCAAACCCCAGGATGCTCCGGCGTGAGATCGCCGAGATCGTCGGCTGCTCGGTTGCCACGGTTCAGAAATACAGTTCCGAAAAGAACCTTGAGATCGCGAAGCAACGGGAAGCCGAACGCTACGCATTGAACAAGGATCGAATGGTGAGCGAGGCGCTTGCCCGTTACCACAGGAAGAAAGCAGCGAGGGAAACCCAATGCTCGATATAGGTCGCCACCTGCTCGCATTCGTGAGCTACATTGATCGCCATCCCATTCATCAAGCCCATTGGGTGCGCAATGGTTGCCCTGCGGTCGACGGGCCGCTTGAGACTTGCGAGGCATTTCAGATCTGCTCGGACGCCGGCGCGCTGTTGATAGCCCGGGACGATTGGCTCCAGGTGCGCAAGGCTTTGACTGGCACCGGGATCGAAGGCAGATCCCTTTTTCGTGTTACATCGGAAGGTCAAGAACTTCTTGAAAGATCGCGGGAGGGTTGATACCCTCCCGTTGCATTTTAACTTGGAGGTGGATCATGGAATGTAAATTCGTACCTGGGCAGCACGTTTTGTGCGTTCAGAAGCAGACGCTTCACCCGTTGATGTTGATCGAAAGCGGATTCATCTTGCCGGAGGTCGGCAAGGTTTACACCGTTTCCAAGGTCATCATGGGCGAATTGAGGGCAATCCCCTGCATCGAGCTCGAGGAGCTTGGTCAACAGCTCGTCTCGTATATGATCGGCGACGAACGGTACCAAGGATGCCTTTGCTATGATCACCGTTCATTCAAGCCCCTGCCCAAGCTCAAGGTCAAGGATTTTCTGACTGATTTGGTGCCGGCATGAGCGAGAAGGTCACGGTCGCTTATCATTGCGACATCTGCGACGCCTTTTTAGCAAACGGATCACCCATCAAGACCCCGTTCCTGAAAGTCAAATTGACCATTATTGACGAGCAGGAATGGGCGACCGACATGCTCAAAGCGGAGCACATGTGTCCCGATTGTCAGCATGAAGTGCTCAGCTTCATGAAAGAGATGCGGGCGCGCAAATGAAAATGACCCTCTTCGCTGATGCCTCGCTCTGTTCAGAGACCGGGGCGGCGGGATGGGGATCATGGGCAATCCGAGATGGTTGGGGCCGCGGCCGGTTTCAAGGCGGGCAAATCAAGCTCAAGGATTGCAAGAAAATCACATCCTCCAACACAGCCGAGACGGCGGGGATCGCCCTCGCCCTCTGGCAACATTACGTGCAAGGCGACTTGCAGGGTTTGAGCTCGATCATGATCCAGTGCGACAATCTGACCGCGTTGGGGTACATTAAGACGCGTTTGCCTTGGGCGGTCGTGAGTAAGGCGAAAGGCATCAAACACGGCGGCAACATCGTGCCTGTAGGCGGCGCATCCCCTGTGGTCAGGAGGATGGTCGATACAATCGCCGAGACCGTGCAAGGGATTCAGGTGACGCTTCGACACGTCAAGGGTCACAACGATCCGGGCAAGGACGGGCGGTCCTGGGTGAACAATCAGTGCGACGCCGAGGCGAAGCGGCATATGAAAGCACTCAGAAAAGAACTTGCCGCGTCTGCGGAACAGTTCGATAGATACAAGGCGAACGAAAGGAACGCAAATGTATAGGTTAGCTTTGCTGTTAGTGCTGCTGGCGTCATGCGCTCAACCTCGACCCCGTGAGTGGTCGGATAACGATTGGGCGCGCCTGTCCCAGGCGGTCGGTGAGGAGCTTAAAGAGGCCCCTTGACGCGTGCTCTTCGTCCTGTCAATCATTGAGCCATGACGAAACACGTAGCCCCGCCTAAGATCATCATCGATACCCCACGAGTTTTTGCGCCGCTTCTCCGGAGGCGGCGTTTTCGCGGTATCAAGGGCGGCCGCGGCTCAGGCAAGTCGCACTTCGTCGGCGAGGATTTGGTCGAAACCGCCATCCGTCAACACACCCGAGCGGTCTGCGCCCGTGAAGTGCAGAACTCGATTAAGGACTCTTCGAAGCAGCTAATCGAGGACAAGATTAACCTGCTCGCGCAACGTGTCGCTGGCGCGATCTTTGCCGCCGATCAGTCGATCCTCGTCCCGGGCGACTCCAAGATCGTTCGGAAGTTCCTGTCGCAATGGCGGATTACGGAACGGGAGATCATTTATACCCCGACAGATTCGCTTTTTATCTTCCGCGGCCTGCAAAACCACACCGCGGCATCGATCAAGTCGCTCGAGGGGTTCACGGACTTTTGGGCCGAGGAGGCGCAGACCCTCACGCAAAGATCCATTGACCTTGCTGTCCCGACCTTTCGTAAAGGGTCGCAGCTGACCTTTACCTGGAACCCCGATCAAAAGGGCGATCCGGTCGAGAAGATCTTTTCGGATGAAGGGATCATTGCGCTCAAACCTGGCATGAAGCGCCCGCCCGACCAGGACCCCGATTTCTGCTTGGTCGAGGCGAACTATTACGACAATCCGTACTTCCCGGAAGAACTACGCCGCGACATGGAACGCGACAAGCGGCGCGATCCTGACAAGTACCGTCACGTTTGGCTTGGCGGCTATCGCATGATGTCCGGGTCTCGAGTCTTCACGAACTGGAAGGTAGAGGATTTCGAGACGCCGGCGAATGCCCGTTTCTATTTCGGCGCCGACTGGGGCTTCTCGGTCGACCCGACCGCGCTGATCCGTTGCTGGATCGGTCGCTGGGAGAACGGTAGGGCGATTGCGGACCCCAAAGGCGATAAGCTTTTTATCGACCGGGAGGCTTACGCGGTCGGTTGCGAGATCGACAACACCCCTGCTTTGTTTGCCGGCAACGATGTACGAGAGCCGCCTCGGTGGCAGAACCCCAATAAATACCCGGGCATTCCTGGGGCGACGGAATGGCCGCTGACGGCCGACAACGCCCGCCCTGAAACGATCTCTTACATGAAGCGCCACGGGTTCGGGCGCATCCAGCCTTCCATCAAGGGCAAAGGCTCGGTTGAGGATGGGATTGAGTTCATAAAGAACTTCGATATCATCGTCCACCCCGACTGCATTCATGCCATTGACGAACTGGCGTCATACAGCTACAAAATTGACAAGAAGACGAACGAGATCTTGCCCGTTCTCGAGGATGACCATAATCACGTCATTGACGCTATCCGGTACGCCCTCGAAAGCACCCGCAGATCGAACTATACGCTGTCTAACCTCTAAGGTGCAAAATGGGCAAAGTCATTACCTTCGCAAAAGATGCGCTCACCAGCTTGGTCAACGGGCTGGGCATGATCGGCAAGGATAAGGCGGCGTCCGTCGTCTACACGCTTCCTCTGTGGACGGATCAACATTTCTCGGACATGTATCGAGGGGCATGGCTGCCCCGGAAGATTGTCAATATTCCTGCGCTCGACGCCATGCGCAAATGGCGCAACTGGCAAACGGATGAACCGAAGATCGAGTTGATTGAAGCCGAGGAGAAGCGGCTCGGCGTGCAAGCGAAGCTGCTTGAGGTGATGATTAAGGCCAGGCTTTACGGCGGTGCGGCTTTGTACATTTCCACAGGGGAGGCGAACACTGCCCTGCCCCTCGACCCAGCGGACGTCAAGAAGGGTGGCATTCGCTTCTTGAACGTGCTCACCAAGAAGCAGCTGAACGCGGGCGACCTTGTCGAGGATCCCGAGTCTGAGTACTTCAACAAGCCTGAGTTCTACACGCTGGCGCGCAATCCTTCGGTTATCATTCATGCTTCGCGGTTGGTGATCTTCACGGGCGAACGTTTGCCGGATCCCGAACTGGTCGCAACCAGCGCGATGGGTTGGGGCGACTCTGTTTTGCTTTCGTGCCTGGAGGCCATCAAGTCGGTGGACAGTACGGCAGCAAACATCGTCTCGCTAATCTTCGAAGCGAAGATCGACGTTGTGAAGATCCCGGGCCTCATGGACAGCTTGTCGGACCCGACCTCGGAATCCCGTCTGCTCACTCGCTTCCAGCTGGCGAACGTCGCCAAGGGCAACAACGCCATGTTGCTGCTCGACTCTGAAGAGGAATATGAGCAGAAAAACGCATCCTTTGCGACCCTGCCGGACATCTTGCAGCTGCTCATTACCATGGCGGCAGGTGCGGCCGATATTCCCGTGACGCGCCTGCTCGGCCAATCCCCTGCCGGCATGAACTCGACCGGGGAATCGGATCTTCGCAATTATTACGACCGCATTGCGAGCATACAGACGCTCGAGATCGATCCCGCGATCAACATTCTCAACGAATGCCTGATCCGGTCGGCAACGGGCGCCCGGGATGCAGCGATCCATTACATCTGGGCTTCCTTGTGGCAGACGACGGATAAGGAACGCGCCGAGATCGGCAAAACCAATGCTGATACGATTAACACGCTCTACAGCACCAACCTCTTCCCGCCTGAGGCCCTCGCCAATGCGGCGATGAATATGCTGGTCGAAAACTCGATCATGCCCGGGCTCATCGAAGAAGTCGAGAGCGTCGGGGGATTGCCCGATTATGAGGCAGAACTCGAGAAGCAGCAGGCGGCTGAAATTGCAGCCGCACAAGCGAAGTCCGCCCCGCGTATTGCCGCCAATGACGCGACGCCAAAGACCCTTTACGTTCGGCGCGACGTGACGAACGCGGGCGATATTCGCGATTGGGCAAAGGCCCAAGGCTTTACGACGGTGCAGAGAGATCTCCATGTCACCATCATTCACACCCGGTCGCTGGTCGACTGGATCAAGGTCGGCCAGGATGCCGAGTGGGCGGATGGCAAGGGTTCGATGACCATCAACGCTGGCGGTCCTCGATTGATGGAGCAGTTCGGCGACGCGGTTGTCCTGCAATTCGCATCGAACCGGCTCGCCTGGCGACACGAAGACATGAAGCGTCTCGGCGCTGAGACCGACTTTCCCGACTTCCAACCGCACATCACTATCACCTGGGACAAGCCCGAGGGGATGGACTTGCGCAAGGTCGAACCCTATCGCGGCATCATCGAGCTCGGCCCTGAGATCTTCGAAGAGGTTGACGACAACTGGCGCGCCGGCATCGCCGAGGATGAGGTATGATCCGTTACAACATGGCGAAACTTGCGTCTTCGGTTCGAGTTCATCGGCCAGGAACGAACGCGCTTTTGCCGGTGATCGCTGCGAGCCTCGGCGCGGAAGCCGCGTACCTCAAAATCTTGCGGGATATGTTGCGCCAACTCGCGGCGGCGGTCAGGGAGGACGTTCTTCCTGTGGTCGCAAGGGAATTGGCAGCTGAGGCCGCGGCAAAGCGTATCGTCCATGACGTTGACAGTGCGACGTTTGAGAGGATCAAACAACTTGGGCAGAGTCTTGGCATCATCGCATCGGACGCGATTAACCGCATCCTGGGTCTCGAGGGTCAGCGCCACACCAAGACTTTCATGCAAACCGCCAAGCGAGCTCTTGGCATTGACCTCAGTGCTGTTGTTAGAACGGAAGATCTTGAGAATTACCTTGAAATCGCTGCGACACGAAACGCGGGGTTGATTAAGGGGCTGAGCGATCTCGCCGTCCAACGAGTGCAAACGACCGTAACAAACTCGGTCTTGCAAGGCGAAACCGTGACTGAGCTCAAGAAGAAGCTGGTTGCGGATTTCGGGTTCGCCGATAGCAGGGCAAAGCTCATTGCTCGAGATCAGATCGCCAAAACGAACTCTGACTTGAACCGTATTCGGCAACAGCAGGCGGGGATCACCGAGTACATCTGGCGAACCTCGCATGACGAGCGGGTCCGACCCAGGCACAAGAAGTGCGACGGCAAGACATTCAAGTACGGGGAGCCGACGCTCGCCGAACAAGGGCTTCCTCCTGGGCAGCCGATACAATGCCGTTGCATTGCGCAAGCGATTGTGGAATTTTAGGGCAAATCGAGGATCGACAGGAGCCGGGGCATGGACATTCAAGGCGCACTTTTCACGAACCAAAATGCCACGGGCAACGGAAATGCTGTGTCGCTGCTCTCGGGTGGGCAGTACATCTTTGACGTTGCGGGGACCTTCGGTGGCACGACCGTCAAGTTGCAACGGCTCGCATCGGACAAGGCGACCTGGATCGATGTTGGATCCGACGCTTCGTTTACCGCAGCAGGGCATGTTCTCGTGACCCTCTCGGCCGGTCAATACCGAGCTGTTTCCACAGGGGGCGCCCCGGCCGGCATTTATTCGTCGCTGAGGTCTGCATTCTGATGGGATCTCTTGGATCGGCATTGACACAGAAGCTTGTCAAAAAGCTCGCCGCAACACTCGTTGCGGCTGCGGCAACCCATCCTACTTGGGTACCGAATGTCAATCGTTACATGCCGGCCGCAACGGGTATCCATTGGTCGCAGTCGTTTACGCAAACCTATGCCTCCGGGTTGAACTATCAGTGCTCGAAACTTTATTTCGGCTCTCCTGATTACCCGACATCCGATTTTCTGATCCCCTATCTCGGGTTCGGTTTGACTGATGGCGGTAATGCCCCGCAAGAGACGATCAACGGCAATACAAATATCGTCTTGGACGAAGCTTGGTTCTTGCATCCAAACGGCACCGAATACCCAATCAAGTTTGGCGGGAACACCGGGGTCACCATCACCTTTGCATCAGGGGTGGCATTCGGGCAAACTCCGGTTGATATGCCGCCCGTTCCTGCTTGGTCAATCTACGGCATCCGCACGATTTGGCACGGGGCTGTTGGCAGCACTTACATCGGGGGCTATCGAGCTCAACGCCATCGCGGGGAGAAATATTGGGCGGCAGGCGATCTCGCCTCGATCCAGGTCCTCGCCGCCGCAAATGGTGCAAGCACCGCCGACCGGGATCCGGACGCTCGTTACAACGCGGTCGGCAATGTGTCACTTTCACAGCCGCTTGCTTACGGCCCTGCTCAAATCTTCGCTAAGGGTTGGGACGGGCGTCCTGTCGCGTTGATCCTTTCCGACAGCTTGTCCGAGCGACAGGAAATCGCCGCCTCTGCTGACGACCGGCGCAACATGGGTATTCTGTCACGCTGGTTGGATCAAAGAGACGCTACCTGGGGCAGCACCCCGCATATGTTCATGGGTCTACCTGGGGCGAAGTCCGCGAATGAGTTGAATACAAGCGCCTTACTTCGTTGGAACAGCTTCCTGGATGTCGTCAAGACGACATACAACGCCGGACTGGACGCTTGGACATTCGTGCTTGACCAATCAGGACGCAACGACAACAACACCGTCGCCGCGACATGGTTGTCTGCGAAGACCGCTTTGCCTGGCACCCGTGTTAAGAACCGATACGGGGCGGGCACTCGCATAGTCGGCATGACGATCCTGCCGACAGTGACTTCCTCCGATAGTGGGCGCACGGTTGCTGCTTATGGGCTTCCGGATTCGCGATGGGATGTTGTGAGCGGCGCTCTGAAAACAGTCAATGACGGCATCAAAGCGAGCTCGGTTTACAGTGCGGTTATCGATCTTCAAGCCGCGTTCATGTCCGACAGCGATCCCTCCAAACCGGCAGCAGCCGAGAATTTCCCTCTCGGGAATGTGATCGGTCACCCGGGCAACCAAGACGGCGTAACCAATTGGGACACGATACGGTTGCCCAACACTGTGCTGTTGGGTGCTCGCGTCATGTTCGAATATCAACCGGCGACCTGGGCAAGCAGAACACTTATCGACAAGACGGATCTTGGCGACGGAACCGCAAACTACAAAGTAGCAGAGGTGTTTCCCACCAATGTGCAAGACAATGCCACCTTGCTCGGGCACGCTTACACTGCGGCCGACTTCATTCACCCTGCCCTTTATGCGATCTTGCGCACCGTGAGCCGTATCCCGCAGTCCGAAAAATCGAAGTTCTACGCATGACCTGCATCCCGTGCAGCAGACACCGCCAGAACGTGGTGTCGGCGGTCAAAGCCAAAGACGTCAAACGCATTGCGACGGCGACAACCAACGCGGCGGTCGCCCTCGGTCGCAACACGACCGAAAAAGTCCTGGCGAAGTTCGGCAAACGCAAATAAGGCTTGTCTTCCTTCAAGTTTCGTGAGATAACATACTCATTGAAACGAAAGGAATCCCCTATGTCCTTCTTTGACGATATGGACGACCTGCCCGAAAAGGCCGACAAGGTCGCAAACGCTGCCGAAATCCGCAAGAACGCCCATGTTGTCAACGGTGGCGAAGCGCTTTTCCCCTGCCCCTCCTGCTCAGGCACGGGCATGTGGCGCGGTCGCGGTCGTTGCTTCAAGTGCACAGGCACCGGCAAAGTCACGAAGCGGGTCCTTGGTGCTGCAAAGGCAAAAGTCACCCGCGCCAACAACTTTGCCGCATGGTGCGAAGAGCACAAGGACGTGATTGACGGTCTTCGCCGCCACTCATGGAACAATTTCCTCGCCAAGCTGCTCACTCAGATCGACAGCGAAGAGCGCGCCCTGTCCGAGCGCCAACTCGAGATCGCACGGGAGAATATCGAGAAATGGGATGCTAAGAACAAAGAGCGCGATGAACAACGCGCCGCCGAACGCGAAAAGAATGCCAAGGACATCGGCATCGAAGCGATCAACGCACTTTTTGCGACGGCCTTGGATTCCGGTCTGAAAGCTCCTCGTTTCCGCACCGAGCGTCTCACCATCAAGGTTGCCAGACTTCACGCCGATACGCTCTACGTCACGGATGGCGGCGATTACGTCGGCAAGATCGTATCGGGCAAATTCTTTGCGACAAGTACCGCCAAGAAGGATGTCGCCGACCTCCTCGCCGAGATCGCGAAGGACCCGAAAGGCGCAGCAATCGCCTACGGTCGCTCGACCGGCAATTGTGCTTGCTGCGGTCGCGGGTTGACCGATCCCGTCTCGGTTGAAATGGGCATCGGCCCGATTTGCGCTGGCGGATGGGGCTTCTAAGCCCCATCATCCCCCTGTGGTATTGATTTTTCTTCCGTATCCCCGGTGCCTTTCGTTTAGGACGCTGTTAGGCCTAATAAAAGTCATCGGGACACGGATGAAAATTGATGCAGAGATTCCTAGATAGCGCGACAGTTTCGGGGTTCAAAAAGACCCAGGAAGGCTATCTTGTTGCCGACGCCCTCACGGCGCGCACCGGGATCCAAGCATACGCTGGATACGAAGTGGGACGACCTGACCTGCAAGTGGTCCAAGTCTACCGCCCGGCTGAAGAAGTCTTTTCGAAAGACTCGCTGCAATCGTTTTCCCATGTTCCGGTGACTGACGACCACCCAACGGTCGCCGTTGACGCCGCGAATTGGAAGGATCTCGCTAAGGGTGAGGTCTCGACCGACGTTTTGCGCGATGGCGAGCGACTTCGGATCCCGCTGATCCTCAAAGACCAAGCAATCATTGACAAGGTCGAATCCGGCAAGCGGGAACTCTCCGTTGGTTATTCCTGCACCCTCGATTGGGCAGGCGGCACGACCCCGGACGGGATGACTTATGACGCGGTGCAGCGCGACATTCGCGCCAATCATGTCGCCGTCGTCAAGCGGGGTCGAGCTGGTTCCGAATTCCGCATTGGCGACAGTGCGGCAAACTGGGGCGCGGCCCCTATCGTTAACGACCACAGGGAGCTTCCCAATATGCGCACCATTGTTTTCGATGGGATCACCATCGAAGTTACAGACCAGGCGGCCCAGGCAATCGACAAGCTCACGAAGCAGCTTTCGGATCAGGCAGCCCAGATGTCTACGTCGGCAACTGCTCACGCCGCCGCTCTGACCGCCAAGGACGCCGAGATCGGCGAACTCAAGGTCAAGCTCGCCGACGCCGAGAAGAAGGCGCCGACGCCCGAGACGCTCAACAAGATGATTGCTGACCGTCTCGCACTCGTCAGCGTCGCCGGCAAGGTCGCCAAAGATCTCAAGGTCGAAACCCTGACCGACGCCGACATCCGCCGCGAAGTCGTCAAGGCGAAGTACGGCGAAGACATGGTCAAGGACGCATCGGACGACATGGTCGCCGGCATGTTCAAGGCAGTCGCCAAGGACGCCGATACCCAGGTCGACCCGCTGCGGCAGGCGCTCATTCGACAGAATGACAACGCTCCGAAGCCGGCAATCACCGCCGACCATGCTCAGGGCGAGTATGAAGCGCGTCTCAAGGACGCCTGGAAGAAGTAAAGGCCCGTTCGGGGCCTCGGCAACGCAACACGCAACAATTGAGGTAAACTAAAATGCCGAACGTTCAGTCCACTTACACCGAGAACCTGCGTGTTGGCGTTGCTGGTCAGCGCGCCAACATGGAACCGGTCGATCTGATCTCTCGCAGCGTCGAAGACGTCGCCGGTCTCGGTTTCGGTATCGTCGTCCAGCAGGGCGCGGCCGACAAGGGTTGCACCGGCGACCTGAACACCGCCGCCATGGACGCCTACAAGTTCCTCGGCGTCACCATGCGGGAGCGCGGTGTCAACCCGGAAACGCCCAACGGCTGGGCCAAGGGCGAATCCGCGCTTATCATGCGCAAGGGTGTTATCTGGGTCCAGGTCGACGGCGCGGTCGCTGCCGGCAATGACGTGACCGTCACGCTCGCAACGGGCAAGCTCGGGACGAAAGCGGTTGCCGCCGGCATCATCGCGATCCCCAACGCCCGCTGGGAAACATCCGCCGCCGACCTGGGCCTCGCTCAGCTGCGGCTCTCGAACTAAACCGCCAAGCGTCGAAACGGAGAATACACGACAATGAATGGCATCATGACCTTTGACGCTCAGGCGGCGACTTCCTTTATCGTCTCCCAGCGTGCCCACATCGAAACCGAGATCAACCGCACGGTTTACCCGGACATTCAGTACCCGGGCCTGATCCCTGTGGACACCTCGGCCAATCCCTTCACCCAGACCGTTGTCTACTACAGCTCCGACATGTTCGGTAAGGCTGACTGGATCAACGGCAACGCCGACGACATCCCGATTGCCGGCACCGAGCGCACCAGCTTCAAGACCTCGGTCTACACTGCTGCAATCGGTTACGGCTTCGGCTGGGAGGAAGTCAATCAGGCGATGCGCGATGGCGTCAACCTCCAGACCGAGGATGCCGCGGCCGCCCGTCGCGCCTACGAAGAGATGGTTGACCGCATTGCCCTCTACGGCGATACGGACAAGGGCTTCAAGGGCCTGACCAACTACACCGGCGTTACCGTCGTCGCTGCCCCGACTGGCAACTGGGCGACGGCGACCGATGCCCAGATCCTCTCGGACTTCAATACGCTCATCACGGGTCAAGGTCAGGCGACCAAGTACACCACACTCGCTGACACCCTGCTGATGCCCATCGAAGTTCTGACGCTCCTGGGCACGCGTCGCCTCGGCGATACGACCATCAACCTGCTCAACTGGCTGATGGAAAACAACGTCTACACCCAGCTGACTGGCCAGCGCCTTACGATCCGCACGCTTCGCGGTCTCGAGACGGCCGGCGCCGGCAGCACCCGTCGCATCATCGCCTACCGGCGTGATCCTCAGGTGCTGAAAATGCACATTCCCATGCCGCACCGCTTCTTCCCGGTCTTCCAGGACGGGCCGCTGCACTGGGTCGTCCCGGGCGTCTTCCGCCTCGGCGGGGTTGACATTCGGCGTACCTCGGAAGTACGCTACATGGACGGCGTATAAGCCGTAACCTGAGACCGGGGCTTCGGCCTCGGTCTCTTTTTGTAGCAAGAGAAGGAACCTGAGAAATGCAGATCTTCAACACCTCCGAATCCCATCTGGTGCTGCCGGATGGCCCGACCGTGCCGGCAAAGGGCAACCGTATCGTCCAGGATGACGAATGGGCGAAGAAGGCTTCAAACGCCGTCGTCAAGGCCTGGATCGCTGCGGGCGCTCTCGTTGTCAAAACCGACGATGGCGAGGAAGTCTCCGTGATCGATACGGACGCCGACGCCGACGAAGGACTCGGGCAGGGCGGCAACGACGCCGGCGACGTGACGCCGAAAACCGAGGCCGAGCTGAACGAGCTCAAGAATGATGAGCTCAAGGCGCTCATCGAAGCGGCTGGTGGCGAAGTCAAGTCGACCTGGAACAAGGGCGATTTGGTCAAGCAGGCCCTCGAACTCAAGGTTTAAGGCGACCACAGGATGACATGGACAGCCCCGACCCCCGCAGAATTCAAGATCCGTTTTCCTCAGTTCGCATCGGTTGACGATGCGACGGTGCAAATGATTTTGGACGAAGCGGTGGCCGAGGTTGGCGAAACCTGGATCGAGGCATACAGGACGCCCGGTGTCCTTTACCTTGCGGCGCACCTGCTGGCGTCGCAGGGACTGGGCTACAGCGCCGGTGGCGGTGGGGCTGCTGTCACCGGCGCAGTTAAACGGCGCAAGGTGGGCGACGTTGAAACCGAGTTCGCCGGTGTCGCTGGCGGTTCGAGCGGTGATTTGAGCGGGTACGGAACGACCGTTTTCGGTCAGCAGTTCTTGCGCCTCCAGCGAAAGAATTTCCCCGCTGTTGCGGTGGTGGTATAGTGTGGCCCTCACGCTCAGAGTTCAACGCAAGACGAAGCGGAAGCTCAAGCCGCTGAGCGCCTTGGCGGGACCGAGGACGGTCAAAGTCGGTTTTCCGGCGAGCAAGTCGAGCAAATCAAATATCGAAAAGGCAGTCTGGAACGAGTTCGGGACGCGGGGCGGGGCCTCGGGTGGCGGCTGGGGAGGCCCAATCCCTGAGCGCCCTTTCATGCGGAACTCGGTTCGAGATAACAGGCTCAAGTATCGCAATGCCTTGCGCGTATCCGCAAGCAAACTGGTGCTGGGCGAAACGTCGCTGACCATCGTCTTGAGCAAGCTAGGTATCCTTGCTTCGGATGACATTCGAATGGAAATCGATGCATTGAAATCGCCGCCGAATAGCCCGGTGACCATCGAGCGCAAAGGCTCGAGCAACCCGCTTATCGACACCGGCGCAATGAGGCAGGCTGTAACCTGGGCAATCGAAAATGGTTAACATTCTAGACGACACAATCGACGCGGAAGCCGTTCAGATGGATGTGCTGCGCCAATCGGCGGGCGCTTACGTGCATGGTGAATGGGTTCCAGGCGTCGAGACCCCCGAGACAATCTTGGCGACCATTCAACCTGTCACAGGAAAAGATTTGCGCGACATGCCGGAAGGCGTCAGAAATGAAGCGCGGTACGCTCTGTGGACGCGATATGCTATTGCTACCGATGAATTTGTGATTTACGGTGGGTCGAAATACAGGGTGATGACCTCTATTCCCCGTCCGGAAGGCGGTTTCACCAAGGCGGTACTCGGGCTGGTTAATTCATGAAAGACAGGGACGTCCATAGCGCGGTTGTCGATTGGCTTGCTGTCAAGACCGGCATCGTGTTTATCAAGGACCACGGCGAAGGGCCGCGGCCCGAGCTCCCTTATGGCATGGTGAACCTGCTCGGTGTTACTGAGATCCGGGCGCATGTCAGCAATATCCTTTACGAAGATGTCGCGGTCGATGAAGCCCGGGCGAGCACGGTCATTGAAAACGAATGGCGCTTCTCGTGCCACGTTTACGGACCAGAAGGCGTTTCCTATCTTCGCCCAGTTCGACAAGCGAAACATTTGTCCCAGCAGGACGAACCGCTTGCACCTGGGTTGAACGTTCACGAAGTTTCACAGATCCGCAACCTTCCCGAGTTCATCAACAATCGATGGGAACCGCGTGCCCAGATGGATCTTATGATCCGTGGGCGATTGATCGAGCAGGTCGGTAACGAAACTTTCGTGATCGAGCATGGTTCATTTACGGTTGCGAGCGACGTAGCCGAAGATACAACGACTGACTTCTAACCGCCCGATGGGCAGCAACTGAAAGGGACTTGACATGGCAAAGTTGCCGTTTTCTCGGGTGGTTAACGTGACGCTGACGCGGAACGAAAACTTCGCCAGCCTCAGGGGTTTTGGCGTCCCGATCTTCCTGACCAATGACTCTCTCGGCGTCGGCATCCTGGACGCGACCACCCGCACCCGTGTTTACGGCTCGATGGACGAAGTCGCGGCCGAATGGACCTCGGACAAGGGCTTCTACAAGGCCGCCGAAGCCGCATTCTCGCAGACCCCGCGTCCGCTCCAGGTCAAGGTCGGCTATCTCGCTAACCCCGCAGTCGGCGGCGTCGTCATGACCAGCGCCCTCTTCAAGACGAATATGGACGCCATCGCCGCGTTCGATTCCGATTGGTACTGGATCGGTATCGATGCCCCGTACCGTGACAAGGCAGCCCTGGATGGCCTCGCCGAATGGGTCGAGGCGCAGTCCAAGCAGGCGATTATTGATACCAATGACATCCTCACGGAGTCGGCGGCGGACACGACTAGCTTCGCAGCTCGCAACAAGAACCTTTTCGTTCGCACGTCGGCATTCTATCACACCGACGCCACCGAGTTCCCGGCATTCGCTTTCATGGCGATCCTGGGCACTCGCAACTTCGACAACCCGGAAACAGCCTACACCGGCAAGTTCAAGAAGATTCGCGGCATCGCCGCAATCAACAAGGGCTCGGCCGCGGTGCAGGCAATCACCGGCTTCACCCCTGCCCTCGGTCAATCGACCACCGCAGGCCACATGGCCAACACGCTGGTCGATATCGGCGGGCAGATCTTCGTTGTCGAGGGCTCGACGCTCACGCCGAACGTCTTCATTGACGAGATCCACGCGACCGACTGGATCATCGCTCGCACCGAAGAACAGACCCTCGGCGTCCTGTTGAACAATGCCCGTGTCCCGTTCACAAACTCGGGGATGGAACTGCTTGCTTCCGGCGCCCGGACGGTCATGCGCGTTGCTGACCGCGCTGGTCTCATCGCGAACGATGACAAGGACGACCTGGGCAACTTCCGTCCCGCCGTCCAGTTCGAGATCCCGGACGTGTTCAGTGTGCCGGAATCGCAGAGGAAGGCGCGTATCGCCCCGCCGATCAAAGTCACTTTCCGCTACGCCGGCGCGGTGCACTACACGACCATTAACTACAACATGACCTTCTAAGGTCCGGGCATCCACAGGAGATCAACGAAGTGACCCAGTCCTCGGCTTACAGCATGAAGAACGTAGCGGCGACCGTCAACGGTCAACCCGTTATCGGTTTCTGGGACGGCGATGATGCCGTCCAGATCGCCCCGCTTGCAGACGTCGGCACAATGATGGTAGGCGCCGATGGCTCCAGCATCTTCTCGCAGTCGGCGAATGAAGGCGCGACCATCACGCTCAGGTTGCAGCACACATCGCCGACCCACAAGCTGCTCATGCAGCAAATGGCGTTGCAGCGTGCTCGCGGCATTCGTTTGACTGGCTTCCCGGTTTCGGTCATCGACACTGACAGCCAAGAAGGCGGTGCAACGGACCAGGCGTTCATTCAACAGGCCCCGACCGATAGCAAGGGCGTCAATGCCCAGGCGCGCGAATGGGTCTTGGTGACAGGCTCGTGGCGTCCTCAGGCGTCTAACGCCTGACCCCTGAAAATAAACCAGCCCCAACTTACGAAGAGGAATATCTGATGGCGGAGGCAAAAATTGGCAGCAGGACGTTCAAGGTCCAACCAATGCTCGCTACCAAGGCACTGGTTCTGCAAGGTCGTCTTTTCAAAGCGCTTGGCCCGGCAGTTTCAAAATTCGGCGAAATGCTCAAAACTCGTGGCGATGATGTCCCGGTCGAGCAAAAAGAAGCTGCACAAAGCGCCGCCTTGGCCGCCCTCGGCGAGGTATTGAGCAAGCTCGATCCTCACGAATACGCCAGCTTGGTCGGCGAGATCATCTCGACCGCCCAGATTCAGCGCGGCAATGGGCAGTACATGCCCGCCGACCTGGATGGCGATTTCAGCGAGAATATCGATGAGATCCTGCCTGTCGTCCTCTTCGTTTTGAAGGTGCAATTTGGCCCTTTTTTCAAAGGACTGCCGGGTCTTGGGAGCCTCGCAGCGCTGGCGCGGGGTTAAGCCCCGCCCAAATCAAAAGGGCGGCTCCCAATCTCAACCTCTTCCTGTGGAGGCCTGTCATTGCGGATCCGCCTATTTACTCCCAAAGTGATTTGCGGACCTGGGTTACGCTTGAGGACGTATTTGACGCCCATGAAGCACTTGACCTAAAGGGTGCAATGAGCGAAAAAGCGGCGCAGGATGCCGCATTGATACAGAACAAACGCTGAGGGCTCGGAATGGCAACGGTAATTGATGAACTGATTGCTCTTCTCGGGTACAAGATCGAGGGCGAAGCCGATCTCAAGAGGTTCAATAAGGGCCTCGATTCCCTTGAAAAGAAGGCGTATGCCGTGGGCAAGGCCCTCGGTACCGTCGCCGTTGCCGGTGCAGCGATCACAACCGCAGCGTTTGCCGCCCTCGGCAAGAGCGTGATCGAGACCTCGGCCCAATTTGAGGGCTATGGGGCGACGCTCGAGACTATCGAGGGGAGCGCCGACAAGGCGAAGAAGTCCCTTGCGTGGATCACCGAGTTCGCGAAAACAACCCCTTACGACGTAGCAGGGGTGACCGAGGCCTTTGTGAAGTTGAAGGCATACGGGTTGGACCCAATGGACGGCAGTCTTGTCGCCCTCGGTGACGCCGCGTCCGGCATGGGCAAAACGCTCAACCAAGCGGTCGAGGCGATGGCGGATGCCGTCACAGGCGAGAACGAGCGCCTGAAAGAATTTGGCATCACGACCAAGGTGGCAGGGGATCAAATCACCTACACTTGGCGACAGAACGGCAAAGAGATGTCGAAGACGCTCAAGAAGAACGGCGTCGAGATCGCCAAGTTCTTGCGCGACAACTTCGAAGGCCGCTTTGCCGGCGCAATGATCCGCCAGTCGAAGACGTGGAACGGGATGATCTCGAACCTCGGCGACACCTGGACAGGCTTCCAACGAATGATCGGCGACGCCGGTTTCTTCGAAGCCGTCAAGGGGCAGCTGGGTCGCCTCATGGACTACCTGGGTCAGCTGCAAGCTGATGGGACCATGCAGAAATGGGCGAAGCGTTTCAGCGATATGTTTATCACGGTCACCAATGGGGCCGCGACTTTCGTTGAACGCATCATCTTCCATTTCAACTCGATCCAAGGGTGGATCGATAACCACCCAGATATGTTCAAGGGCGTCCTGGCCGCTCTTGCTGTCCTCGCTGCTTTCAGGTTCCCGCGTACTTTTGCGCTGATTGTACTTGAAGATCTCTTGACATGGCTCGAGGGTGGGGATAGCGTTATCGGGAAGATTGCAGAGTCCTTGTCTCAGCTTACGGGCATCAATGCCGATACGTTGGGCAAGATTGTTGCGACGCTTGCCGGTATGGCGACGTTTGCGACAATCGCCGGCGGGGTCTCGGGTTTGGCAACCGCAATCAGTTTGTTGGCGTCCGCCCTTACAACGCTGGGCGGCGCTGGTGCGGCCGCAGGTCTTGCGGCATTGGGTAAAGCAGGAGGCGCCGCAGGAACGGCAGCCGGTGCGGGTGGTGGAATTATGGGTTTGCTTGGCAGGGTTGGGAAGATGGTGGGTGCGGCGGGGCTTGGTCTCAGCGCGGCACTGACCCTCGGTGGGAATGGCGAGCTCAACGCTCTGCCGAAAGAAAAAGTTCAACAGATGTTGGACGCTCAGCGGGAAAAGTACAAGCAATCTTCGAGCGCCGCCCCTGTTGAAGTTCCGATGACGGCGGCACAAGCTGTTTCGAACGCGATGGCGAATGCTGCCAAGATGAAAGCGGACGCAGCGGGCACCCAGGTCACACAGACCGACAACAGCAACCGCAGTGTGACGAACAACATCCAAACGACCGTCAACCAAAGCGTCACCCAGGCAACCGACGCGCCCGGCGCGGCGGCTTCCGCAACAGCGGACGCGGTGAATAAGGCGGCCCAGCCCGCTAGGATGCAGGGGAGCGCAGCAGGTAGCGGGGCATTCTGATGACTGCAATCATCTTTTCCAACACAATCGGCCCCGTCCCGATCTCTGTGGTCATTTCCGAGGAACATGAATCCACCATCGGGATCACTGAGCAGCCGGTTGAGACGGGCGCAAAGATCACAGATCACGCCTATGTTGAACCGAAGAAGCTTTCGCTCGAGTTCGGCGACGAGAACGCGGTTGCGACCTATAACGCGCTGGTTCGCTTTCAGGAAAGCCGCGTTCCCTTTTCGATAATCTCGGGTTTGTATGTCTACAACAACATGCTTATCCGAGCAATCAACGTCACCCGGGATTCGACTTATTCGCGGGTGTTGTCCGGACGGGTTGATCTGCAAGAAGTCATCATCGTCAGCACCGCTTACGTCTCGACCGAGGGCGAGCAGAACGATCCGCAGAGCACAGGCAAAGCGGGCGGGAAGAAGAGCACACAATCCGCGCGCCCGACCACAGAAAAGGCCGGCGATGCGGTGACGGGCGACCGCGCTGCTGGGACCACCATGCGAGGTGACGCGGGCGTCAAGACAATCGAGCCCGCCAAAAACTCGTCCATCCTTAACAGCCTAACGAGCAGCTCCCCGGGTACCGTGAGCCGCCCGCCCGGAGGTCGCCCTGCGCCATGAAAGAATTCCCCATCATCGATGCCGCGGACCAGCAGTTTGGCGTTGTGTTGAACGACCGCCGCGTCACGGTGCGCGTTCGCTACAACCCGACAACCGACCGGTGGAGTTTCGACCTTTCGATTGATGACGTGCCTGTACTTTACGGGCGGCGTATCGTCACCGGGGTCGACCTGCTTCGCGCTTACGATTTCGGGATCGGGTTGATCTTTGCGGCCGCTGTAACCAACGGCGCGGTCCCGGATCGCTCGAGCTTGCCGGCAGGGCTGGTGCGCATTTATTACGCATCGACCGAAGAATACGAGGCCGCACTTGCAACAGTATCTTAGAAAGGTTCGCTTGACGGCGAAAGGCAAGGGCGGGTCAATTGTCATTAACCCGGGCGGCCTCTCGTTGCACGAACTCAAGATTGCTTTCACGATTACGAAGAGCATAAGCTCGACACAGAACAGCGCAAGCATCCGCATTTGGAACCTCTCGGATGCGACCCGCTACGCGTTGGGCAAAGAGCTTGACGACGTGACGCTTGAAGCAGGTTATTACCCGCCAGAAGGCGGCAATAATGTCGGGATTATTTTCAGCGGGCAGATCCGCGATATCGAGCACAGCCGAGAAGGCAACGATATCATCTCGGAGCTGTCTTGCGGGGATGCCGATAAAGCGTTTCGCCATGCGACCATCTCGAAGACTTACCCGAAAGGGACCGAGGTAAAGACGGTCGTTGATGACATCTACAAGGAAATGGCCAAGCAAGGCGTGACGAAGGGCGAATGGAAATTCCCCGACAACACGCCGACATTCAAACGACCCTACAGCGTTTGCGGGACTTGCAAACGTGAGCTCGATACGTTGGGCAGGGGCAAGGATTTTTATTGGTCCGTGCAGAACGGGGTGATGGAGGTGGTACCTGGGAACGGGTTCATCGGAGGGGTCGTCATGTTGTCGGCACAAACTGGGTTGATCGATACCCCTTCGATCACGGACAACGGCGTCAAGGCGAAAGCCTTGCTCAACCCCGAGATCCGTCCGAACCGTCGAGTTCAGATCAACAGCGAGGTTCTCGAAATGAACTCTGAGAACGGGATGTATCGTATCGGCGAGTGCACCTATTCAGGTGACAACCGCGATGGATCCGAGTTCAGTGTTTCATTCACCGGCGAGTCCATCAAAGGCGGCAAGGTGGACGAAGGCACCTGGAAGGACAACAAATGACCGGCAAGCTTGGCAAAACGACATCCTTCCAGGATGACATTATCGGCGCGAAGACGCTCGATGAGCGTAATGCCCAATGGGGCGAGATCCCGGGAAAGATTGTGAGCTTTGACCCGGCGACCCAAACGGCGACGGTTCAGCCGCTTTATAAGCCCAAGTTCAACGGGACCCCTGTGGACATGCCCGAGCTCTTGGAAGTCCCGGTGCGTTTCAGTCGGGCAGGTGGCGGGGCGATCACGTTCCCAGTCGGTGCAGGAGACAAAGTCACCTTGCGTCCACAGATGCGCTCGAGCGAGAATTATCTGGTGGATGATGACGGCTCGGCGAGTGACGGTCGCTCATTCAACCTGTCTGACATGGAAGCTTTTCTCGATGGCGGCGAGACCCTAGGCGAGGCAATGCCGAACTTCGATTCTCAGAACATGCATCTGCGCTCAAACCCGGATGGGTCGTTCGGCATAAAGGCATCCCCCGATGGCAAATTCCGCATTGACGGATCCGAGGGCAATGTTTACGATCTCAACACATCGGGCCTCGAGCTCGCAGCGGAAGGGTTCACCCTGCTCGGTACCGAGGGGCTTGACCACTCGCCGCGCTACGCTGAGATCGGTGACGAGCTTTACGAGATCGTTAGCAAGTTAAGGGCAATGCAACTTTGAGCAACCATTTCGGCCTAGCGATTGATCCCACCACCAACGATCTGTTTTTGGACAGCACGCACTCGCTTGCCGTCGTCCAGGATGCGGCCGCGGTAGGGCAGCACGTTCGCCAGCGCCTCATGACCTTTTACGGGGAATGGTTTCTCGACACGGAAGCTGGGGTCAAATGGCTGGCCCAGATCATGGGCAAAGCTTACGATCCTGCGCTTGCGGAAGCCGTCGTAAAGGCCGAGGTTTTCGACACGGATGGCGTGACGGGCATTGACGGGTTCGACATTGGTTATATAAAGGATCTGCGGAAGCTCGATATCAAGGGCATCCAGGTCTCGACCGTTTACGATGAAGAGGTTTCGGTATGACGAACTACGGTGTTATTTCCGAAGGTTTCAACCGCAAACCCTTGGCGGTTGCACTCGCCGAGATCGAAGCGTCGCTCATCACTGAGTTCGGTCCGAATGTCATCCAGACGCCGCAATCGCCGCTGGGCCAGATTAACGGTTTGATGGCTGATCTGGTTTCCGCTCTTTGGGAACTCGCCGAAGACGTCTATCAATCTTACGATCCTGACCAAGCCGAAGGAACCCGCCTTGACACGCTCGGGTCCATTCGCTTGATCTCGAGGCAGGCGAACGAACCGGACGCATCGTTTCGGCAGGCTATCACAAACTCAGGCCAGGCCCGGGTTGACCTTCAAGACATCGCCCGTGCTATCGCTGCAATCGATGGTGTGACCTACCAACAGGTCTGGGTCAATGATACCGGCGAGCTCGACGCTAACGGCATGCCGGCTGGTTCGATTTGCATCGCCGTGGTGGGTGGCGATGATTCCGAGATCGGTGCGGCGATCCGTGAATATGTTGTCCCAGGCGTGACGGTATACGGCAACACCATTGTTGAAAGTCTTATCGATGGGTACTGCCGAAGCTTCCGCATCCTGCGACCGATTGACGTGCCGGTCACTTTGACCGTCAATATTCGCAAAGAACGAGACAGCGCAGGGTGCCCGCCGCCCTCGGACCAGGCGATTGAAAATTTCTTGGTCAACAATATCAGCTTCTTGAACGGGGAAGACGTCACCCATTACAAGATCCGTTCGCTGCTCGAATCCCAGTTTGCAAACGTTGAAGTCCTCTCGATCTCAGGATCCCGAGACGGGCTTGATCTGTTGCCCTCGGTCAACATCGGGTTTATCGAACGGGCGAGTCTTTCAATGACTAGCGTGATGGTGGTCTCCGTATGAGCTGCGTTGACGAAAGCATCTTGATCGATGAGCGGATCTCGAGGGTGCTCACCCAGTATCGTGAGAGCCCAAAGCTCCTGCATCTCATTAAGACGTATTTGTCCCAGGTCGCAAATATCCATTCGGCGATCTGCGACATGCCTTCGTTCTTCGACCTCAGGACCGCGGTCGGGGACCAGCTCACGTTGATCGGAAAGCGCATGGGCTTCCCGCGCTGCCATTGCGTTTGCGACATTCAACCCGTCTTCGGCTTCCCCTGTGGTGACGAAACCCCGGGAACTCGTCAAATCCTCGGATTCTGCGAAAACGTCACCTGGGCGGATTGCGATGATGCCGACATCTCGGAAATCTGCATCAACGATGACGAAATGTACCGGCGCTTGCTCATTGCTAGATCCTATCAAATAAGCGCCCGCTATAGCACAGCTGACCTTACCAATGCCCTCCGAGCGATCTATGGTGAAACGGCAAAGGTGTTGGACGCCGGGTATGGTCGGGTCGTTCTCGCCCCGTTTAGGGAGCTGACAGATGATGAGATCGCCATCCTTCAAATTGTTCCTCGAGTTCTTCCAATCGCTCCCGGTATTACTACTCGGTGGCACTTCGGTACCTTCTACGTCTTTGGTTTTGGTGAAGGTTGGGGCGGCTTCTGTGAAGAATGGGAATCCGAGGGAGCGTTGATCGATTTGGGTATCGGCGTTCTCGCAACCGAAGATGATGATTTCATCACAACAGGTCCGCTCACTCGGGGCGCGGATTGGATGTGCGAGATCGATTTGAAACCTTATTCCTGCTAGGGAGCAATTTGAATGGCTGATTTTAACCCGCCGTGGGCCAACGCTGGTGAGCGCAGGGAGCCGACCACAGATGAGCAGGACAACGGATTCGGCTGCGGCCCGGCGAGCTTGCCTTTGTTCAACTGGCAGTTCTGGTCGATCCAATCCGAGCTGAACAAGATCATCACGGCGGCAGGGTTGACCCCCTCGAATGCCGACATGACCCAGGTCTGGCAAGCGATCCAAATCATGATCGATGCCTCGACCGGAGGCGGCGACCCGTCGAGCTACCTCACAATGCTCCAAGCGCGTGCTCGTCTTCCGATCTTCCCGGAAGTGCTCAACGCTACTGGCCATTTCGGCGTCATCTCGCCCGGCACGGGGCAGGTTCGCGTTCCGTCCGGCGTCAACTTTCAGCACCGCGGGATTTACCCGGTTACGACGGTCCAGACGGACTTGGCCACTGATCTAAGCAAGATTTATCATCTGCGTTGGAACCCCACGGATGGTTTTGCGCTAAAGGACCTTGCGAGCCTCGTCTACAACCCGACCGCGGCGGCCGAAACTGATGCTCGGTTTGATACGACCTATGACGACATGTTGGTCGCCCGTGTCGTCACGAACTCGTCCAACGTTCCGACAATCACCAATCTTATCAATCGCGACCGCATCCATGACAACTACACGGATATCGCGGCCCCGACTTCGCTGATTGGTGCCAACGGTGCGAACCGAACAGCGGTTGTCACCTTCAACTACGCCCGCACGCCGAAGACCTCGGTGCATTTTTACTCCATCGACTACGCCGGCGAATACCCGGCAGGTTCGGGCGATCAAGATCAGCGCATCACGGAGACGCTCACGCGTTACCAAGACAGCATTGTGCTGATGTATGACTTCTCCACCTCGATTGGCATCAAAGTTCTGGCGGTGGCATAATGGTTGACGTAAAACAAAGGATTGACCAGCTTCCCACAACGCTGCTTCCTTCGCTGCAACACGCTTTCCCAGCGATGAAAGACGGCTTGACTGTTCAGCTCAAAGTCCAGCAGATTATCGATCTTCTGGTTAACGGCGCACCGACTGCACTCGACACCTGGCTTGAGCTGGTTGGCGCCATTGAAGACGATCAAAGCGCAATCGCGGGAATCAACACTGCCCTCGCCAATCGTCTGCGCTTCGACGCCGCCCAAGCGCTGACCGCGTTGCAGAAAGCCCAGGCGATCACCAACCTTGGCGCCTCGAATCTTTCGCCGGACTTTATTCAGGGCATGCTCCTGAGCAACGACGGCGGCAACCCGAATACGCATATCAACGTGGCGACCGGCTTCTGCAAGAGCGGCGGCATCCTGTTGACCAACAACGCGACGCTGACCAAGCGGCTCGACCAAAACTGGGCAGCAGGCACGGGTTCGGGCGGCCTCGATACGGGCGTAAAGGGGAACAACGGAACCTATTTCCTTTACGCCTTGCAAAAGACTTCGGACGGCTCGTTCGATTGGGTCTACTCGACCTCTGCAACCGTGGCTGGCGTCAACACCACCTTGCTCGCCGGTTACACGGTTATCATGTGCCTGGGCGTTGCCCTCACAGATGGCAGCGGGAACATCCGCCAATTTACAATGAACAGCGGTGATGAGTATGTTTGGGGGCCTCCGATCAAAGATGCTGTCAGCCTAGGCGTGAGCGCTACCTCTGCTCTTATCGCCCTTACTGTGCCCAACGGCGTCAAAGTCAAAGCAAATTTAAGGTTCTACTACTCCTCAGCGTCGACTACCGCGGCTCTCTTGTTAAGTGACCCCTCTCAGGGCACGCTTACCGCTGGCCTTGGGAACGACGGTGCCAACGTTGGCTCGGTCCAGGTCGCTTCAAGTTATGCGGTTGGAGCGGATGAGATCTGGACCAACACGGCAAGGCAAATCCGAGGAGTTGCCGGAGCTTCCGGTAATCTTTGGATTTGGACCGATGGCTTCATTTTCCCCTGTAAAAGGATAGGATAATACAATGCCTTATGTGCAACGAGACTCAGAGGGCAACATCAGTTGGATGTACTTGAATTTCGGGGAAGGTTACGCCGAAGAATTTCTTCCCGATGACTCGCCTGAAGTTCTGGCATTCGTTCTATCGCGAAGGCCATCCCCCTACACGGTGTCCCTTGCCTTGATGTGGTCAAGGATGACCGACACCGAGGCTGAACTGGTACAGCAAGCGATTGACTTGCTCCCTGTTCGAGCTCAAAACATCATTGCGGCGACCGACGCGCCGTTTTCAGATTCAGATGCCTTCGGTTGGCTTCGCACAGCTATCGAAGACGCCACAAGCGCCTCTCGTGCGGACGAGATCATGGCTTGGTTTATGGTAATACTTTAAAAGGAACAAGCTTATGGACCGCAAGATTTTCTTTGATTGCATTCGCAAAACCGTTTTCAACGGGTCGCTGACAACGTCCCAGGTAAAAGGGATCGATGCGCTCTTAGATGCTTGCGGTCTCGAGCAGGTCGCAGATGCGCGACATGTCGCCTATATCCTGGCGACCCCTATGATCGAGACAGGCGGGACGTTCCTCACAAAGCAGGAGAGCTTGAACTACTCGCCGGACGGGCTGAAAAGCACTTTCAGCGCTCGGATCTCAAATGCTCAGGCACAACAGTTCGGTCGCACCACTGCCCACGCGGCGAACCAGCCTGCAATCGCAAACACCGTCTACGGCGGCGACTGGGGCAAAGAGCATCTCGGAAACGTTCAACCGAATGACGGATGGGACTTCCGAGGCCGTGGCCTTTGTCAGATCACAGGACGCGCGAACTACGAGCGCTTTGCAAAGCTGCTCGGTCAACCCCTCGACACGAACCCGGATCTGGCGATGGACCTTGACATTGCCGCCAAGATCATGGTAGTCGGCATGCGTGACGGCCTGTTTACAGGTCGCAAATTGGGCGACTATTTCACTTCGGCAAAAACCGACTGGGTCAACGCCCGCCAGATCATCAACCGGCTCGACAGGGCCAGAGATATTGCCGTCTACGCCAGCGGCTTTTTCTCCTGCATTACGCGCTCCTGAGGACGAGGAATGTTAAAGAAGCTGCTCGAGCGGGATTGGTTTCTGGACGGCAAGGGTGATAAGGATTGGGCCATTCGCCGGCGCATCGTTATTTGGATCCTCCTGTGGTCGGTTGCAGAGATCACCTATTTGACCGTGTTCGGGAAGCCGGATTCGTTGCGTGAAACGATTGCGACCAATATCATCTTGCTCATGGGCGGCGTGATCGGATCCTACGTCTTCGGCGTCGTATGGGATACGAAGAACAAGGCGACCACAGAGACGGCGCAAACTGCAATCGAGCAATCGGACAGCGTCAACGTGCAAACGAAAGTTGAATTGCCATGACCGCGGTTTGGGCTTTCTTGGGCGGCCTCGCCGGCATCGCGCGAATGATTGCGGCCGCGGCAATCACCGCCGTCGCGTTGATTCTCTATTTCACCTGGGCCGTCATTCCCGAGCGTGAGGAAAAAGCGCGTGAGGGGTATGTGCTGTTGACACGGGCGACAACGGCCGAGGCGACGGCGCAGGCGTTGCGCGACCAGCTAAAGGCGCAAAGCATCGTTATCGATGCTTATCAAACTCAATACCGTAACCAGCTGGCGAAGCAAGAGCAAACCGACGCCGAGGCGGAAGCAAGGATCACCGAGTATGAAGCGCAACCGAAACCTGATAGCGCTGACGACAGTCTTACTATCGATCAGTACGATTTCATCGTGCGCCAACGACAATCTCGTAAAGCAGCTTCAAGCGGACGCTAAGAAGCAGGGCGAGATCAATGCGGGGATTAATCTTCCGCCCTACCCTGCCGAGTGCTGGCAGGACGAACCTTACATCCCCATCAAGCCCGGCGATCAAAAGGTCGCTATCATCGATCGTTCGGATCGCGCTATCGATCGAGCGAACGCCCGCAAGAACAGATGCGGCCCAGTGTTTTACGGGAACGTCCTAAAGCAATTCGACACATCGCAGAAAATAGCGCGTTAAACGTGTCAATCCCTCTTTCCCTTGCCTAATAAAGCGCCTAACGTCGCATGAAACAAACATGCGCCACATGGGTTTAATTAGCGGGGTCCTGGGCGATGACACAAGTACTTTCTGCTCCAGGAGGCGGCACTGGACAACCATAATGAGCCACCCCACCGAAAGCTGGTCGAGGTGTTGAGCATGCAGCGAATTACATTAAGTGATGAAGACGCTGAGCACATCCGCGACTGGCAACGCCTCTCTAGCGATGAAAAAGAAGCTATCAACAAACTCGCCAAAGCCCTCGGCGACGAAGCCAAGCGAAAAAGTCTTTATGATCTTCTCGCTGCTCAAAGCGAGATCGCAAACATGATTGCAATCAAGGCGCATTTGTCTTGGTTCATGGGAATGCTTTTCAAGGCCGGCACGCTGGCGACTGTGGCATTGGCTCTGGCGGGGGTCTACAAGCTCTTTTTCGGAGGCAAAACCTGATGCTTTATATGAAGACGCTTGCTAAGGCGATCATTCCTCACAAGCCCCACGATATTGTAATTGTTTCAGCTTTGACGGCTTTGTTTACCTGGGCGGGGTTTCAAGTCCTCTTGCAATCGCCACCCCGGGCGATTGTCAATGCTGAAACAACCTGGCCGAGCTCGGTTCCGAGGGGCGGCTTCTTCTACCTCAATTTCGATTTGACCTTTGACAAGTCTTGCACGCTCAAGGCCAAGCGGATCATCACGGCGAGCGACGGCGTGGAATACCTCGCTCAGCAGGATGAAAAAGATGTAGCGGCTGGCGAGCGCATCAAGTACACGGTGACGGTTCCCGTGAACGAATCCCTGCCGGCCGGTCCCGCGTTCATTCGATCTCAAATCAGCTACGAGTGTGACTTCTGGAGTCGATGGATCCGAAGCATCACTCAAGCGGGGAGGGCTCGTCGGTTTCTGATAACGGATCCCGTTCAACCCTCGGCGCTCGAGCTCGATCAAAGTGCCTGCCTGTTACCGAACCGACCTGGGTTCACCGTCGTCCGTGCTCATTACCGACGCGTCGCCGCGTTATCGGCAGCAGATACTCGACGGCCCATTTCGCCGCCTGATAAGCAGTAGCGAAGCAGAGATCGCCATCCACCCATCCGCTCGGCGTCTTTGAAAAAGACGCGAATGGCGTCCGATCATCCGGTCGGACGTAAAGGAAGAGGCGCGTTGCACTCAACCTGGGCGCGTGCTGCGGAAAACTTTGCGCTAGCTTGATCTGTTCCCCGTTGACGTATTGAACGCCGGGTTTTCCTCGCCATGCTTCACCGCGCTTTGTCTTCGTCATTCTCTGCTTCCGTTATTGACCATCAGGGCGGGGCCTGGACCCTAAGTGTTCCGTGGCCCTCGCCGTCAATTTGGGGGAATTCGGGGCGATTGTCGCCCCGTTTATTTCGCTGCTTTGTTCGCCGAGAACCAACGCTGATATTGGGTCCGGGCGGTCGAATAGTTGATCCCGTGTTCCGAGGTCAGCGCGATCACCGCGGCCTTGCGCGACAGGGTCGGATTGGCCGACAGGAAGGCATGGATATAAGCGACCGGGGATTCCTTGCTCGACTTGTTGTAATTCGCGACCTGCTTGTACGACTTCATCTTTTCAGGGGCGGCGGGCGCAGCAACCGGGGCGGCTTCCTCTGTGGTTGCTTTAACAAGGGTTTTAACCTGCTCGACGGTTGCGCGCATTTCATCGAGCTTTTCTTTTGTGACTTCGATCAAATCAGACTCGACCGAAGGACGACCTTCTTGGGCGGCGAGCTCCTCGGAGGTCGCTTCGAAGTCGTCGGCTTTGCCGAGTACTTCGCTTGCGTCCGAGATGTACCAGCGACCTTCGGATTCATATGCGACGGCATTTTCCATGCCGGCGCGCTTTGCGCCACGGAGTGCAGTTGACTTGGAAGAATAAGAGGGGGTTGCTTCGAAGTCGTCGGCTTTGCCGCCCGCAACATACGCGGCGTCAAACGCAGCGCGTTCAGCACGGTAGGTTTCAAGCAGGGGCATATGGCGTGCCTTGCGCCAATCGGCGAACGGGGCAAGATCACGGTCGATACGGAAGGCGTTCAATTCGGCGAGGAGTTCAACATTGTTTGCCATTGGAGGGGTCCCTTTGTTGGCGTTGCGATGATTTGTTATCGCATCTAGACGCTAGACAAGCAACCTAAAAAGAGATGTCGAGGCAAAAATAATCCCCGGCCAGGTTAGCGGACCTGACCGGGGACCCTCATGCGGGGCAAGCAGGGGTTGGGGTGGCGGCGAAACCCCTGCCACAGGAGGCCCCGCCGAGCTCAGACGGGACGGTGTTCCTTGAACCATTTCTGGTACTGGGTGCGCGCCGTCGCGAAATTGACGCCCTTGGCATGAAGTTTGGCGATAGCCTCTTTGCGGGGCAGCTCGGGGTTCTTGTCAAGGAACTTCCGACAGAATTCCACAGGACGCGCGACCCTCGACCTAGATTCGGTCGCAGCATCGGGCGCAGCATCGGGCGCAGGCCCGAGATCGTTGTCATGGGCGACGCCCTCGAGCAGAGTCGCGACCGAGGTGACATCTTCGGCGACCTTGTCGATTGTTCGCTTGAAGGTCATATTGACGGTCTTGACCTTTGTGAGGCCCTGAGTGTGTTTCGCCAGCTGGTCGATCTTACGCAGCAGGACCGCTACGCGTTCAGCATTCACTACTTGAGCTTGCATTTCATGGTCCCTTCCCTGTTTTGTGTGAGACTGATGCACTTGCAAGAATATGTATCTCATAACAGGGAATGATAATCAACCCTCACCTCATGCGGCGAGCTTATCCTTTTGCTCAAAGTCTTCCAACATACTTAATGCGCGTTCGACATAATAGGTATAATCAAGGTCACCCGGGATAGCCCCAGGCATCACCATACAGGGCCGTGCCCCCACCGAACGAGGTACGAAGTTACCATTTTTCGCATTTACGATAGGCCCTCCCGCCTCGGTTGAATAATACCAGCGAATGGCTTTGCCCAAGAATTCACCATCCTTGAACGCGCCGCCGTTCACCCGTCGTACTTCAACAAACTTTCTCATGTCTGTACACTCACGAATTGACTTATCCACAGGTTTCCCGGTTGCGAGATAAACGATGACCGCTTCGGCGCAAATATCGCACGTCGGATTCCACTTGAGGGGGTAGGCGTCGGTAATCTTGCGGTAAGCCCCAATTGACTTGGCGTACTTGAACCCGTCCTTGACCTTTTCATCCGGCTTCTCGAGCAGGGCAATATAGTTGTTGACGTCTCGAGCGTAAACAGCTTTGAAGTTTTTGGACTCGAGACCGAGCCCTGTTACCCGCTCCCAATCGGACATGATTTGCTTCTTGGTCTCGAGCAGGTGGCGAGGGCATTTAACGGTCACACCGTCGGTGTTGGCCGAGATGACTTGAATGCCGGCGAGCTCAAGTGCTTCGATCAACATCAAAAGCGATAGCTGCCCCGTCAACGTGACCTGGATCATCATCTCAGGGTAATAGACGACCGAGTGCCCGCCTCGCTCGCCTGTCTTGCCAAACGTCCCGTTAAGAACGATCTTGAGGGTCTCGGCCGTGTCCTTGTCGCCCGCCGCTTTCGCTGCGAGACGTCGGTCGTAGATGCGTTTGAAAACCTGGATGAACGCGGGACCGACGTTGGGCGGGTACATCCCCTGCTGGATCATGAGGGAGGGGTAGTAAGATGTCACGTCATTATCGGACAGTTCGTAAAACTCGTCCGCGATGTGGATCATCTTCTTTTCTTGGGAATGCAATCCCCCGATACCGATGTTGTAACTTGTCCCGCCGATCACAAAAGTGAGCTTCTTGAGCTCCTCGGATTCGGTCGGCGAACCATAGGCATCAATCGTGAAGACTTGGCGATGAATGAAATCATAAACCCATTGCAAGGTCGGCGATTTGTACTTGACGTACTTGGGCGCGCGATACGTGAATGTGCGACCCGGTTCGATGGTCGCCCGTGGGATGTATTTCATCCCGGTGATGCGTTTGATCTCCGCCTGAATGACCGCCTCGGCGATCTGAGGATCGGACTTTGATCTAACGTCAACCTTGTATTCTTTGGTCAGGATTTCGCGAAGCTCAATCGCCGTCTTGTGTTTGAGATAAAGAAACTTGGTATTGTCAAGGTCGTTGCCCCAATACCAACGAACGATAGTGATTTGATCCTCGCTCAACATCGTGCCAGCAGGGAAGGGCAGATCTGACATCCTGGGCGCATGGATTCGACCAGCTGAGATTTTCAACGACGGACCGAGCGGGGTCAGCTCGAGCAGGTCGATGTGATCGATAAACATCGGTTTGAGTTTGTGTTGCTTTAAAAAGTCGCGCGGCGTCAACCCTTGCCCATATTCCCCACCGTTGATAAGTTCATCTGAGCACCTGGCGAGCTCGGCAGGGGTTTTGCCGGCGAGGATCGCAATGGCAAGCGGGATGTCGAAGTTCGTATCATTGAACCCGATAATGGTCAGGTTGCGCAAACACCATTCAAACTTCTCGTGCTCAAGCCCTTCCAATCGCTCGCCAGCGAGCAGTTCAAACTTAATCGTCTTCCCGGATACGACGCTGCGGAAGCCAAAGAGGGTGAAGTTTGGATAAGACTCGATGTCCCAGGTGAAGCGTTCCTTGGCGTCTTTCGCCGCCAATATCTCTTGCGGGGTCATGAGGTCGAACACATACGCCCGCGCCTCTTCAAGCCCGGGCAGATAATCAGGTTTCAACCAAATGGGCTCGGGCGGTTCACGTTTGACCTTTTCCTTGGCGACGCGGGGCGCGACATAGTCATCCCAAAAGAGGCCCGTTGTATCCCAGCGCGACATGCTTAAACCTTCTGCCCGACCAGCGCCCCTCGCAGGTTCTTCCCTCGGAATATACACGGGCGAGGGTAGGCGCTCCAATCGATTGTTTGAGCAACTTGGCCGAGGATGCTCAATTGCTTTTGCTGATAGGATTGCATTTCAGTGACCACAGGAAGGTCAATCTCGATGCTGGTGCCTTCGCCGTCGTTTCGACTTGTGGCGATGCTGGTCGAGGTGAGGTAGAGCGAATTGCTTTCGAGCAGGAACGGCTTAAGCGTCTCGACGGCTTCGAAGAACTCGGACGGGAAGGGCAATTGCGGCCCGTCCTCTGTGGACATAATGTCCTGCACCCTCGCCACGGGCCACATGTCACCTTCTATCAGTTTCGACCAAAGCCATTTCTTCTCGCCCCATCGGAACGAGATCGAATGATTGGTGATCTGAACCTTGGTCGGGGGTTCGCCAATGCGAAGCAGCTCGTTGATTGCGATGTCCGGGATGACCGCATCGAAGGGCAACGTAAGACCGTGCCAGTACTCGGCGAGCATGACGTTGTTGGTCGCCAGCATCGACCCCGATTGGACTTTAATTCCCATCGCCCACGGGCGGGACGCGTCAATGCCCATGACAGGGGCGAGGGCTTTCAGGCCGGCATAGAACGCTTCGTTCAACTCGACGCTTTCGCCCTCGGGTTCCGAGTACGTGACGGCGGCGTCCTCGGTCATGCATTCGACCAAGCTTTTGAATTTGCCCGACTTGACCGAGAGCTTTCCGCCTGGGGTCATGTTTAGCGCAATTGTGCTGGTGCACGCTTTGATTGCCGCGAGCAGCTTGGATGCATTCGGGTAGATATCAAGATCAACATCGATGTCCGAGCTCAGGGCGATATCGCCATTGAAGCCGGTGACACGACCGTCCTTGATTTTGAAATGGGTCAATCCTTGAACATAATCTTTCTTCGCGACCGCGGCCGCAACGAAGCGCAGGGAATCAAGCATAGGTCATCCCCAAAATCAGAACGCCAATAACCGCGAGCAGGAACCCGCAGCCGATCCAAAAATAGTCGGGGCAAGGATCGCCGTTCATTCGATCACCACCCCTTCCCATTCCTCCCAAACCTGGGTGTAGGCTTCGTTGGAGAAAGGATCGCCTTCTTCATCGACCCCGGAGCTGGCGGGGTAGTGTTGTTCTTTGCGCTCGAATTTGACGATCTCAGCTTTGTCAACTGAATACATCGTGCCGCTTCCGAAAGCCCCGTACTGGGGCGACTTGAAAACGACAGGCATCCGGTCGTCAAGCCCGTCAAGAAGCTTGACCAGTTCCCCGACCGTCAAGGTCGTAAAAGCGTAGCTTTGCGGATAAATTGTCTTTGCCATTTCGGGGTTCCTCAAAAAAGTCGTTGCTCACGCGTAACAAACTTGTCGCCTTCCCATTTCTTGGATTCGGCGTACTTCGGAAAGGCCCACGCGTTCCAGGCCCAACGCGAATAGTATAGGTCACGCAATCGATCCGGGTCACCCCCGAATGCACGGATCTCGGATTCAATCGCCAGTGTCATGATCTCGGGCAAGCTGTCAAGGTGCTGGTTGCGCTGCTTGCGACGGCTCGACTTGTTCGAAACGTCAACCTGGCCCGCCTTACCTGGGATCAGGATCATACCGTTAGCCGCCCACTGCACCCAAGTCGAGGAGTCGACCGAGTACCAAGGGTAGCGGAACATGAGGGGGAGCGACGTGAGACCGAACCCGTGCACCTTGACCTTGGGCGTGCCATCCGGATGCGTGAGATGATCGGCCCAAAGGCGGTCGAGCCAAATCATCAGCTGCGGGGTCGATATCGGGACCATGCCGCCGATTGTGATATACTCATAATTGGCGACGTAATGTTCTAACACCTCGACCGGCTCGCCGTAGTGAAAGCAGGGTAGCGGGCGAACGCCGCGGCGCTCCATCTCGGTCTGGTTCCAATACGTGCCCTTGTAGTCGCCAATGGCGTCGAGCACCGATGGGAATTCGATGATATCGGCATTCCTGTGGATGTAATCGCAATAGGCGCCAATGTCGATGGTGACCCCCTGAGTGAACGCCGAGAACGCACCCGAGTCTAGAAACACTTTCACGCCGTCACGCCGGATCTTTTCGACGTACCGCGGTGAGTGGATATAGTGATATGATTCCAGGAAGTTTTCGCAACTGTTGCGCATAGCGCGCTCTTCGTCCGTCAACCGGGAATACACTGTTCCCAGGAGGTCGAAGTTTGAGGTATAAATGCCGGCGTTGAACAGACGCACTCAAATCTCCAAATTCTGCTTTGCTTCGTTCCACCGATTGATTGCGCCCTGCCTATGCAGGCCGGCGAGGACCGCAGCGTCGCCGAAGTCTCGAGCGAGTGCGTTGGGAAATTCCTCCATCACGTACCATGCCGCAGCGCGAAGATTTTCAGCGAGCGGCATGCGCAACTTGTGATTAACTTCGGTGCGGATGATTTCGGCGATTTGCTCGAGCATTTTAATATCTCACCGCTTTGCCCAAATGACCGTCAAGTTGCATCAGCCCGAGTGCGTTATCAAGTTCGCTCCAACGCTGGTAATCTTCTGAACTCAAATCATGGATGCTTTCGCCTTCGTTCGGATCGCAAATTGCTTCACGTTCGTCAAGAGCGAGACGGTATTCTTTGGTGCAAGGAGTATAACCCATGCCGTTAGGAAAATGTACTCGGTGGTTGTGCTCAAGAATAGACATTGCGGGGTTCCTCTTGTTGATGATTAATCTTAGAGGAACCCCTATCTTTTGTCAAGAGGCGAGTCTTAAGAACTCGGCGCGCGGATCGCCTTCTTTCATGACGCCGCGAAGTGCGCTGGTGACTGTGTGGTGCCCCTGCTGGCAGATCCCACGGGACTCCATGCACATATGCCGGCATTTGAGCAAGACGCCGACGCCGCGCGGTTTGAGCTCGGATTCGAAAAGCGCGTTGGCGATCTGCACCGTCAATCGTTCCTGAACCTGGAGGCGTCGAGCGAACACGTTAGCCACTCGGCTGAGTTTCGAAAGCCCAAGAACGCGCCCATCCGGAATGTAAGCAATAGTCGCCGTGCCGAAGATGTCGGCAAGGTGATGCTCGCATTTCGAATAGATCGGAATGTCCTTGACCAAGACCATCTCGTCATAGGCACCTTCCTCGAAAGACTTCATGAAGTCGGCGGCATCCTGGGTGTAACCCTCGCCCCATTTTTCCCACGCCTTGGCGAACCGTTCGGGGGTGTCGAGCAACCCTTCCCGGGTGTCGTCCTCGCCGATGGCGCGAAAGATGAAACCCGCCGCCTGAGCGGCGTCCTTGCGCTTGAGGGGATTATCCATTTCTTGCCCAATTCCTATTCTTGACCTGTTGGCGCCAGTCTTGGCCCAGGTAAATTGCTGAGTTTGCGCCGTGCTCGGCGACTTCCACAGAGGCGAGGAAGACGCGTTCGCCGTGGGGCGTTCGGTTGATGAGCCAATCGTAGACCGCCCCGTAGATCCACTTGGCGAATGCTTCGCACCCGACAGCCGGCAGGACGACAACGTCTGCAAGACCGAGGCCCGAAAGCTGCCCGAGTGATTCCAAGTCGGGATCGTCCTGGGCGACAACCAACTTATGATCGAAGTGGTTTTGCAGAAGCTCTTTCACTTCTTTCAAGCTGCCGAAATCGATCACCCAATTCCGGTCGTCCAATTCATCCGCCTCAAACTCGAGGCGAACCGAAAGCGCGTACCCGTGAAGCAGGGCGCAATGGGATTGCGCGCGCCACTGGCGGAAGCAGCACGACAAACCAATGTCGTGCCCGTAAGTCTTTGTTGAACGGAAGGGCATCAAGCACGCTCGCCCATGAACGGCAGGTAATCACCAGCCCAGTCAACCATGTCAGACGAGTAGTTCGGGGTCGCAGGAAGATCCATGAGCTCTTCGGCGACGGCGCGAAGGACCAACGGGTCGGGAACGTCGGCTTCCTCGAACCCGTGGGCACGAAGAACAGACGCGTGATCCTTGCCGGTCGGCGGGTACTTGCCGTCATATGCGGTATGCGAATACGCCAGCGCGGCGTAAGTGTGCGGATGCGCCAGCGCGAACTTGATGCTTTCCGCCTTGCTCATGTTCATGAGCGGGGTGGCAATGCGGAAGTGATCGTATGCGGACCGGTCGAGACCGAGGGCGAGGTTAATCGTGTCCTCGGCCGAGCGAATGAAGACATCTCGGCAATCGGGATAGTTTGCGTTGTCGGCCTGGCAAACACCCGTGACCAGCACACCGCAGCCGGCGACGACGGCGCGATTGGCGGCGAGCATGAGGAAGACAGCATTGCGCATCGGCACAAAGGTCTTCTCAACCCGGTCGCCGATGATGGCTTCCATTTGATCGTGATTCTCGTATGTCTCGAGCTCGTCGGCGTCGCTGGTCAACGGGGATGTGCCGGCGAAAGCGTTTGCGCCGATCATGACGATTTCGTGAGGGATGAACCGATCAAGCTTGGCCTGGAAATGCGCGACAACAGCGGCCGCGGCCTTGAGTTCGATTGAGTGACGCTGCCCATAGTGGAACGAGACGCAGTGCACTTTCTCGTAATTGTTGAGCGCCCAGCCCAGGCAGGTGGTGGAATCCTGACCGCCCGAAAGGACGACCATGGCGTGATTGGAATTGATTTGGGACATCGAAGAGGTTCCTTATTCAAGGTTCATGAGTTTATGCATCTGCACGCCGGCGATATAGCCGAACTTCATGCAGCTGCGAGCGACGGCATCGAGATTCTTTTTATTATCTTCGACGTTGCCAGCGTCAAAGGGATTGAGGTAGACGGGAACGAACGGGTTCGGCGGGCGGGCGACGCCGCCAGCGGCCTTGTGTTGCAGCGCGCGGATCGGCAACCCATCCTCGGCGACCTCCCTGTGGTCGAGAACGTATTTGAAACACGTTGCCAACCTGGAGCACACCTCATGAACTCGGTTCGTTTTCGGGCTCACGACTAGTTTGGTGTGAGCCTGCCGTGTGACCAGATATCGGGTGAGGATCGGGTCAGGTTCGAAGACGCCATTGCTTTCGACCTGGACGACGTAACCCGCCAAGACCAAATTCATGACCAGCGGCCCTATCTGTTGGCGCAACGGCTCGCCGCCAGTGATGACAACCAACAAGGGGCCTTGCAGCTGCCTTGTGCCGGCGTTGTGTTCTTGAGCGAGCAAATCAATCTTGCTCTGGATGTCGAATAGCGACGCTTCTTTGCGTCCTTCCGTGTACTCGGTGTCACAACCTGGGCATTGCAAGTTGCACCCGGCGAGGCGAACGAAGATCGCTCGATGCCCGGCAAAGGGGCCTTCGCCTTGGATTGTGAAGAAGTATGAATGGACGTCAAGGGATTGGAAGCCATCGCTCTTCGAGCGAGGTTCTGGTTTTTGATTATTCAAGGTGTGACCTACCTTTAGCGATGTAATGAATTTACAATGTCACAATACGAAATGAGGGAGATTTATCAACCTCCCTCATGGGCGCTTTCAGGCGCTACTTGCCGCCCTTGCCGCCTTTTCCACCGCCATGGTCGTCATTGCCGCCACCGTTATCGCCGGTGCCATGATTGCCGCCACCGTTGCCGGGATTAGACGGATCGCTGTGCCCATCGTCGTTCCCGTGACCGTTATCATCGTGGTCATGGTCGTGGCCGTGTCCGTTGTCGTCGCCTGGGTCGCAAGGGCCGGTCGGATCCGTGGGACCTGTTGGATCGGTCGGTGTGCTGGGCGTGCTCGGGGTCGAGGGTGACGCCGGCGAAGCAGGCGCAGACGCACCGCCCTTGTGCTTCATCGCCGGTCCCGAGCTGGTGCTGCCGTGGGTCCAACCGCCGCTGCAATCCGTCGAGTTGAACTGGCCGGTGAAGATGTTGTAAAAACGGCATTCGCGTTGCTGAGCGGCGAAGACCGAGGTAGACGACATGAGCACAACGAAAGCCGCTGTTGTCAAGATGATACGCATTTCAATTCCTTTCCCAATCGGACGGAAGTGTCCGGATGAGGGGCCGAAGCCCCTCGCCAAGCTACTTCTTGTTAATCGCCCTCGCTGTGAGCGCCCGTGCCACGTCGAACTCAAGGATCAACTTGTCCACAGAGGCGGGCACCGCGGGGCCGTTGGCGCAGAGCTCGAAAGCGTAGTCGCCCCAATCATCCGAGATTGTCAACGACACTTCGCCAGTCGTGAGTTCTTCGCACTCGAACCTGAACCCGTGGCTCAAGATGTGATCGGCCTTGGCGACGACATGAGCTGGGCGATCGATCGAGATGATCTGCTTGCGCCCATCCGGGCGCAAGTATTGGGTGAAATAGACGTTAGGCATGGTTCACGCCTTCCCTGTGATTTTGTCGAGAAGTGCTTTGACCACTTTCGCTTCATCACCGCGCCAGCCGGACAGGTTGGACCGAACGTAGAGCGCTTGCGTCCGTGCTTCTTGCGTTACGGTTTCGCGACTGGTTGCATTCGGCAACTCGAGTCCGTACTTGGCGTATAACGCAGCATAGTCGATGCCGAGGCTACGTTTTCCGACACGGGAATGAGAAACCGAAATGATCTTTCGGTACGCGTCATGCAAGGATTTGATTTCTGACATAGGGGTTCTCCGTGGTTTGAAATCCAAGTCTCACGCTGCCAACGTGAGACTTCAATAAGAGCGAGTTCGGCTACGTGGTCCGGGGTCACAGCTCGTAATCCGCTTCCCTGAGCCCCATGCAATAACGAGCCCGGGCATAGAAGACGGCGCGATGGTTTTGCCAACCAGCCGCGGCATCGATGTATCCGTCCGCGATGTCCTCGACCACCATCTCATGCGAGATCGCGGCGTTCTCCTGCCGCTTTTCGGCAGTGAAGTTTTCAGACGGGGGAATTTGATCTTCGTAAGCTTTCGGTGCCATATAGGGTTCCTTTCGAGGTTAGCCGATGAACACGTTTGCCCAGCGGGCAACACGACCGGTCAGGGTGGCGCGAACCTGGGCAATCGCTTCGGCTTCATTACGGGCAGTTACGTACACTTCGGTTTCGTTGCCGCCGTAGTTGATTGAAACGAGGTAGGTCATTTGCGTTGTTCCCTTTTCGATGATTTGTTATCCCATCTTCGGATGAGATCGGCAACCGGCAAACGGAAAAAGGGCGCCGATTTCTCGACGCCCTTTTCTGTCCTCGACTGAGCGGAACCCCTTCCAAGAACTCAGGAGGCAGTGTTGGCTTTCGCAGCGGCCGCTTCGTCTGCGGCCTTCTTGGCGACTGCGGCTTCGGCGGCTTTCGCTTCCTTCGCCGCCTTGGCTTCTTCCGCCTTCTTTTCCTTGGCCGCCTTGGCCTCGGCGGCCTTGCGTTCGCGTTCCGCCGCCTTCTCGGCCTTGGCGTCGGCCTCCGCCTTCTTCTTCGCTTCCTTCTCAGCCTTGGCGGCTTCGGTCGCCTTCACCTTCTCGGCCTGGCGGGCGCTGGTTTCCTCAGCGCGGGCCTTCCGCAGGATGTCGGCAACGCCGTGATAGGAAACCCAACGGGCGTACTGAGTATTCGCCGTCGCCGCGTTGGCATTCGGGACCTCGGCGAGGTAGCGGTCGACAACGTCTTTGCGGGGCGCCGGGCGGCCGAGCGATTCCGAAATGGCGTCGGCGATGTCCCAGAGCTTGCCCGTGATCGAGCCGGCGTCCGGACGCTTGATGCCGTTCTGCTTGAGCACGGTCTTGGTTTCGGTGACCGGGGCGGGGGCCGCGGCAGCGCCGGCGCCTTCGGCGGAGAAGCAAACGCCGGCGAGCAGGGCGGCGGTGGAGAGGTACAACTTGCGCATTTCGGTGTCCTTTATTTGACAGGGTGTAGATTCGAGAGACGCTCAATCAGCGCCGGGCAATTCGATCCTAAAAGATTTCGATGAATTGCCTAGCGCAAAAATTGGGATCCGATTACTTTCGTTCCTTGTTCCACTTGTAGTACTGAGTGGAAGCGGTCGAGGGGTTGACGCCGGCAGCAACGCAAGCGGCGATAACCGCCTTACGATCCTGGCCAACCATTTCGTCGGCGATGCGCCAAACCGTCTTGACAGGCGATTCCGCGTCCGACTTGGCCCGTGGGCCGGCGACGGTCGAAGAACGCGCCCGATGCTCGAAATTGTCAGCCGCACCCTCGGCCCAGAGGGAAGGGGTGATGGGCTCGCAGCGAAACGGAATGCCCTCGGGCAGTTCCGATTTGAGGCAAGTCACAATCAAGACGCCTTCGTACCCAGGTTTGCGCCCTTCATCGATATGCTGGATCTCGACGTGAGACACGAAGTCCTGAGCGGCGGCGTAGTCTCGGGCGAGCTGGTCATCGCCGGGCATCTCAACCAGCTTCCACCCGAACCCGGGCATGTTGACCGACCAGAAAGAGTGGATGTTCTGGCGCTTTGCGAAGCGTGCGACCTGGCCGCGTGTTGCGTAATACTTGGTCATGAGGGGTTCCTTTCAGAGATCGAAGCGATGAACGAGCGTGTAGTCGGTTTCATCAGATGAAAACATGTTATCGAACATGCTCAAAAGATGGTCAATTTCCTTACGCTGTTTTTCGTCAGCGCCCAGATAACCTTGAATGCGGCACGCTTCAAGCGCGGTAATTACGTGCATTCGCTGTGTTTCGGTCATACGCAAAGCGTAAGTGCGTTCTTCGTCGGTCATGTGAAATCCCTTTTATTTCGATAGATATGTTATCTCACAAAACGAAAAGGGCTGCAACCTCAAAAAGGTATATCCCCGATGTCCTCATGACCTGGGCAACCGGCGACGATGACCGAGGCAGGCGGGGTCGCGTTGAACTGCTTGCAAACGGCCGGCCCCTCTGTGGTCATATATCGGCAGTTCGCGCAATTCTTGAAAATCGCCGTGGGGCCATTCGAGCACAACCACCTGTTGAGCAACTCGCTCAGGTGGTTATTTGAGGAAATGGCATCATCTGTAAGAGGTTCACGGACGCGGAAGGGAAAGTCAGACATTCTCGGGTTCCTTTTCAAAGAGGTGCATGAGGATCTCAGGATATTTAGTATTTACCCAGACTCTTATCTGGTTCGGGACTTTCAATTCTCCTATGAGCGGAATGACTTCGTCAATCAAAGTCGGAGGTTCTGAATGATGTCTTTCCCGCCACCATTTGTGTGCTTTGTGTCGGATGCCACCCTCATGTTGTAAGCAGACGTACTCGGTGAAGCGACGGGCACCACAGAAGTATGAGACTTTGAGCGAGGGGGTTTTGCCCGGGCGAACGTGCGGCGCATAGGTGACGTTATCAACGTTGAAAACCTCGACCTGGGGTTGGGGCGGGGCGGCGATCAACACCGCGGTCGATGCTTGTGGCGTGATCTTTTCTTGAAACGTGAACTCGGTTCCGCAGTTGAGGCAGACCCGGGCGCTGATATGCGCCATGCAGCCGCACTCGGTGCAGCACTTAATCGGGATCTCGCCCGTGCCTTTGCCCTTCTTACCTGGGATGCGGGGATCGTTGATCGGTCCCAGGCGCTGGGTATTGCCGGCAAAGTCAAGCACAAGGCAGTTTTGCTTTGGCCCTGCCGCGATGGCTGCAAAGCGACCCTCGACAGTCTCGAGATCGAACGCGTCGCCGGGGTTGAAATAGAAGGGGCGCGTACCGCGGCCAAGGATTTGGACGTGCAGCACTACCGAGCTGGTTGGGCGCAAAAGAACGATGCAATCGAGTGCAGGGAAATCGAACCCCTTGGTGAGCACGTCGGCGTTAACTAGCGCACGGATCTTGCCGGATTTGAAGTCGGCGATATTGGTATCGCGGTCGCCGTCAATCGCAGGATCCATTTTCGAATGGACACCAGCGGCCGGGATGCCCATGTACTTGAGCATCTTCACGATCATGCGGACGTGATCGATGCCGGTTGCAAAGATCAACCAATGATTGCGCCGATACGCCTTGGAGGCGGTTTCCTGTAACGCCTTCCAGGTCAAATCTTCCTTGACGACCGCGGCTTGCAATTCGTTCTCAACGAACTCGCCGCCGCGCATGTGAACACCGGACACGTCGAGCTCATTATCGGTCGGCATCGGGATGAGGGGTGAAAGATACCCTTCATCGAGCAGGCGATTGAACGCGTGAAGCCCCGTCACGTCATAGGCGACGTCAGTTAGGATGCCTCCGTCCGTTATCATGCCGAGGCCCAGGCGATAGGGCGTCGCCGACAGACCGCAGAAGATGAGATTCGGATTGATTTCTTTGAGCTTGAAAAGGAATTTCTTGTACGTCGCGTTCTCGTTGGGCGAGATCATCTGGCATTCGTCAATGAATGCGACGTCTTGGTGCCCGAACCGCTCGGCATCCTTTGCGGCCGATTGGATGCCAGCAAAAGTTATCGGTTGATAGGCGACCTTTTGCTTGAGGCCTGCTGAATAGATCCCGATTGGCGCTTGAGGCCAAACCGAGCGCATGGCATTCGAGTTTTGCCCGACCAGCTCTTTCACGTCGACCAAGTTGATGACGCGCTGGTTGGGCGACATGTGAAAAATGGAACGGGTAATCATCGCCGGGATCACCGATTTGCCTGTGCCCGTGGGCAAGGCAAGGACAGGATGCTTGTCCTGGCCCCATGTCGCCTTAACGAAGTTGAAGAACGCATCGTGCGCTTCAACCTGATAATACCTTGGTTTCATAGGGACGATGTTACCCCGATGACCTTGACAACGCCGTGCCTAGGCGCCGGATTTCCCACCGTCTTCCAAGGCTTGACCTCCATAAAATGAGTCCCATCGTGCAGACGTCGAACCTCTTTCGAGATATCTTCGTCCATTTGCGCGATATCGGGAAAACGCTGGAATCGCTGTTCCAATTCGAGGGGTCCTCGATACGATACGAAAAGCATAGATCACCTGTTGAGCATCTGAAAACAAGCATCGTGCGAATAGCCCGCACGTTCGCAACGCTCTTGGTCAGGTCCGAAAATCGCGCTAAGCGTTACCCAAACCAGAGCTATCATGAGGGCGGTCAAAAGCGCGGGGAAAGCGAAGATTTTAAACATCAATTGGGGTTCCTTAGTCGGTTATGACGCTGTAACTATCGCATCCTTCCAGGATATTAGCACTGGGGATTATCGCATTCCATTGTCCGCATCGCCATTGACCATCCTCGACAGGGACGGCATGTTTGCAGTTACGGCAATTCTTCTCGAGAGGCGCCGAGTAGTGACATTGTTTCGCATAATCACAAAACTTGCACTCATGCCATGAGGGGTGCTTGCCGACACGCGGCGGCAGGGTGCGGGCATGAATGACACGCGCCGCACGCTCGAGCAGCTTCGGCCCCTCGGCGGGATCGTACTCAACGACCTCGATCCAAAGGTCATCATCGTTCTTGTTAACGGCGACGTAAACCGCATACCGCAATCCCTTCTTGTGCATGTAGATTTGCATCTGCGCCCAATGGATCGGCTTTGCGACCTTGACGCCTTCGGCAACGAGTTTGCAAAACGACTTGGTGTTGTGCGTCTTGAACTCGAGCAGGAATTCCGTGCCGGCTGGGATGAACTTGAGGCTCGGGCTTTGAAGCAAGGATTCTATCGAGGTCCCAACGTCCACAGGAATGTCAAAAGGTGCATCCGCGATGCCGTCGAGCGACCCACCAAAGTGCCCCTCGACATCCGAGATCCGCCACTGTTTGAGCTCGACGCCTTTTTCCTTAGCCCGGCGTCTATGAAACTCATCCTCGGTTACGTCGTCACAAAGTGCTTCGATCTCAGGTTCATCGGGAGCACTGAATTTGCCACGCCACGGAATTGTCATGTAAGAATCGGATTCCGGGTGGTACATTAGGCATTCGCTGTACTCCCGCACGTTCATACCGATCATGCGCAAGAAGTTGACAAAGCGAAATTCTTCCTTGTGACCCCGCTCGAAAAGGCGAAGCATGCGCCCGTCAAAGCTGGGGCGAACCGACCAACGGAATGAGTACATCAATTCCCGCTCGCAGGTCTTGCCGATCATCGAGCCGCCTAGGTGGTTACGGAACGGCGGTTCTTTCGCGGCTTCCTTTTGGTAGGCGGCGTCAATGCGGTCAACGATTGCGTGCTTCAAAACCATTTCGGGGTTCCTTCAAAAAGAAAAAGGGCGTCGAGTTACCGACGCCCCAGGTCGCTCAGCCGCCGCTAAACGTTGAGGTAGGGATTAACCATCTGCCGCTCGCCGCGTGCTTTGTAGAGCAGGAAAATGACGACAGCGGCGACCAGCTTGGAAAGCACCATGAGGACGAAGGTCCCTGTGGTAAAGTTCTGAATGCCGAGCAGGAAAACCGCGGTGTCGATGGGGGTCGAGACGAGCGACGAGATGAGCACGCGATGGTGGAAAGGCTTCTTCGTGAACGAGTAAAGAAGATAATCCGCCACCTCGGAGGTGATGAACGCCAGCGCCGAGGCAATGGCGACGAATGGGTCGGCGAGTAGGTAGGATGCGACGGTCGCGGCGAGCATGGCGACGAGAACAAAGTGCCCCGACTGGCGCTGGGCGAAGTCGCGAATGACGAAGACGGCGCCGACGACAAACGCCATGGGCGACAGGAGGCCGAAGTCGGTCGGAATCAACGGGACGTAGGAAAAGCCGATGTTGACCATGACGACGGACGCCACGTAGAGAAGGACAGCGGGTGCAAGCAGTTTCGAAAAGATGCGCATTTCGGATGCTCCGTTGGTTTTGAATTGAAAGGTCCCCTGTCGGCGCTTGGGAGGAGGAATGGCCGACAGGGGTACTAAACAGGGTCGAGGGGTGGGAGGAGGCCCTGTTTAGATTACTGTTGTGCCCAGGAGGGGGCGGCGGTAGGCGCGGCCGCTGCGGGCTGTGCCCAGTTCGGCGCGGCGCCGGTCGGTGCGGGCTGCGGGGGCTGTTGAGCAGGTGCGGCCGGTTGGGTTTGCGGCGGCTGTTGCTGATACTGAGGCTGGGGGGCTGGCGCCGGCTGTTGCTGCTGGGGTTGCTGTTGTGCCCATCCCGGCTGGGCCGAGGGGTTGGCGACGGTGCCCGAGAAGCCCGGGTCGTTGCCGTTGACGTCCTTGTAGCCCTTGACTTCGTTTGTCATCTGATCCGGGCGGTCATCGCGAGGGATCTTCGAAACGACGGCTTGGAACGGACGCCCGTGCAGCTGTACCGTGTCGGTCATATTGAGGACACCGGTGACGTGGCAGATGGCGGACAGTGTCGCATAGGCGATATCGACCGCGGTCTGGTTCGGGTTGCGGATGTTGAGGCGGTCGAAGATCTTGCGGTTGGCGAACTCGCCGCCCTGCACCGTCATCTCGACCTCGATATAAGAACCCTGACCACTTTTGGTCGGCTTTTCTTCAGTCTTGGTGATGATGACGGGGTAGAGGCCCGATGGGATCGCCTCGAGAGCGACATTGGGCTTCACAGTGGAGGCATTAAAGTTAATGGCGACCATGTCGGTCAATTCCTTCAAGTTTGGGTTCAGGGTGCACAGTTGGGTTCAGGGTTAACTTGTTCCAACTATTCGAGATTTTGCGCTGGGCTTGTGCTCAGCGCAAGTGGTTTCTTAGGCGCCAACAGCGCCGTTAATTTTGTTGATGATGTACCCGAGATCCGGGCGCTCGATGGGATCGAGGACGCCGGAGCGGTCCTTTGCATCGGTCATGAAATCAGGCTGACACAACAAGCGGCGATAGGCGTTTTGGCCCGTGCCCTCGATATCCAATTGGAACACCTCATCCGGGAAATAAGGCATCGCCTGGCCCAGCTTGTTCCCGGGCATCATCGGGACATTCATGACGACCCCTGTGGTCTCGTTTTTCATGCGCTCCTGCTTGGCGCTCATGTAAACGTGATACCCGGCAATGTCGCGGAATTCTTTGATGATCTTGTGCATATCATCAATCATCTCGCCGTAGGCCATGCGGCCGTCTTTGACTTTCGCCTTCTTGTCGGCAAGCACGACCTCGGCGATCTCGGAAATCGAATCCAGGCAAAGCGTTTGAAAGTTTTGCCGGCACTCAGCTGAGGATTTGGCCCATTGATAGTAGTCGCGCAAATCGTTCATATTGCGGACTTCCAGGTAAGGCAGGTTGTCGCGCGCCAAGGTCAGGAGACCCGATTCTGCGGACATGATAATCGGGTTCGGGCAGGTTCGGCAGAGCGTCGTCTTTGCCGCGGCCGGCGAGGCCATAAACGAGAATCTTGACCCCGTTCTTCGCACCGAATCCTTGGGTGGATTGGGATGCGGGGACATCATGCTCTGGCTCATGCGACCTTCCGAAATGGCTTCATGTAATCATACGACCGAGCTCGTCATAGTGGGGATCGTACCCCTCGATTTCTATCCACAGAGTGGTGGGTGACGTTGTGCCGCCGCTGTTTGAGCGCAGGCCCGATAAAAGCCGCCGCCCCTCTTCGCGTAGACGAAAGTTGTTGCGCTCATAAGCGTCAACCTGGGTATAGACCCCGTTGGTATTGAGGATGACAATCACATCCTCCAGTTTACGAAACAGCGCCATTGTGAGGCCTCCTGTAGTGATTGGTTCCACGCTCAAGAACGTGAAGCTTGCCGTCTGGATAAGCAACACAGAATTTGTGTTCTCGCACTTCGCTAACGACTGCCGGGTTCCAGATGTACCCGTCATGAGTTGCAAAGCGCACTTCGATTTTGTCACCTGGGGCGAGATCTTTCATTTGAGGTCATATCCTTTTTCATGAGCTTCTCTTTTCCAACCATTGATCTCCTCAACAGTTGCTTTTATGTAAGTCTCAAGAAGGGCAAGCTCTTTGCGATAACGCGCAAGGTGTTTGCGTTCGCCATCTAAGCAGGCTTGAGCGTATTGACGCTCCTCGGCGGTTGCACCATCACGCATTGTATTTCTTGACCTTGTTTTGAGGGCGAAGCTCGAGCTCGGGCGTGCCGGGCTTTGCGGTCAGGGCCGGGGCGAGCAACAGTTGATCTTCGGCCGACAGCTTTTCCCAGGCGCCGTCGCGGACCTTGGGTGCGAAGTCAATGACATCTTCGATGATGGGTTTGACGTTCGATTGCTGCAACATGACCGTAATGAGTGCACGGTCGACCGTCCAGTTGATCTTCGGCTTGCCGACCAACGCCATGCCGAAGTCGATGCGCTTGGCGTTCTGGGTGCGTTCGGGATTGGGGAACGCCGTATTGAAGATCAAGGTGCGCAGCGCACGTTCCTTCTCGACCCACGGTTTGGCCTCTTCGACCTTCTTGACCGCCTCGTCCCATTGCGTGAGAAGCTGGTTCAGATCGTATTGAGGTGTTTCAGTTTCGGACATCGGGGGTTCCTTTGTTGATAGCTCAAATTGCGATTGACAATCTATTGCCGGCCCCGTTAACTGTCAACATCGAAGCAGGACGGAACCCCTTAGGAACCAAATCATGACTTTTATGAATATCCCCGAGGAACTCAGGGAATTAGACCAATGGGTTGTTTGGCGGGCGGTGAATAGAGGAAAGGGAACGACTAAGATCCCTTTCAACGCATATAATCCAAGCGAAGTCGCAGATCCTGTAAATCCGGCAACATGGTCGGATTTTCAAACAGCCCTCAAAGCATGCAATCGAAACCCGCAACTCGGCCTCGGTTTCGTTTTTACCAAAGATGATCCCTACATCGGTATTGACCTGGACGACCTGAGCAAGGTCGCTGAGGATTTGCGCGATAACAGGTCGAAGCTCGCTGCGCATTTATTGCGGGGTGCGTCTTATACCGAGTCCTCGCCATCGGGCAAAGGGCATCACATCATATGCCGCGGCAAGATCGCCACATCGGCGCACGTCGTCCGGGCGATGCAGATCGAGGTTTACGCGCATTCGCGCTTCTTCACGATGACCGGCAAGGTCAACCAGCTGTTGCCGATTTCGGACATGCAAGAAGACCTGGATGGCTTTTGCAAAGCATTTCCGAAAAGCGATATTAGCGAATACGAAGAGGTCGAACTGATCGAAACGGTCGCCAATGGGCGCCGGGTCGATATGACCGACGAAGAAGTCTTCAATTTTGCACTCAACAACATCACGGGTTTTCATAACCGATACAACGGTATCGATGTCCGCGATTGGTCGGCTGAGCATCGCAATCTTGTTGGCGACTTCGATAAGATCACGGGCGACCCTGAGCAGGTCAGGCGACTTGTTTTCAATTCGCCACTCGTGCAAAACCAGCCGCCGAAGAATGGCGAGACCCGCCCGCACAAATCAACTCGCCTATTCGCTCAACACCTGGGCGAGGTACGAGCGGTCTATGCTCAAGCGGAAACAGGTTACCGCAACAACCCAATGTTCATTGCCCACGGGCGATTGCTAGCCGAGGCGGCAATGGCCGCTTTCGAGCATCGCCGGCAACAGGAGGCCCAACGCGCCGCCGAAGTGATGGAGGCGCTTCGCAAGCAGGAAGAGGAAGGCGGAATTTCAAAGAACGGGGCGACCTTGCTCCATGACTTCGAAGCATTCGTTGGCCTCGAGAATCTTGTCTTGACCCGGCCTCCGGGTGTCGCCGGCGAATTTGTCGAGGCGAACGAGCAAGGGTCGTACCACCCTTATACCAAGTACGCTATTCCGAGCACACTCGCCGTATTGTCGGGGATCCTCGGTCGCAAGTACAAAGTTGATAATTCGGGGCTGAATATCAACTTCCTGCTCGCTGCGGAATCGGGCACAGGCAAGACAGATCACGGCAAGGCCTGGGAGACGTTCATTGCGCAATCAATCGAGCGCATGGCCCAAACCCGAATGATTCCTTTCCCGGGTCGCATCATCAAAGGGGCCGCGGCCTCAGTGCAGGGCATCGGCGACCAATTGCACGCCATGCCCGCCGTCGCTTGGTTCGTGGATGAAGCGTACCAGATGGTCAAAAACATGACCGACGAGAAAAGCCCGACTGGAACCCAGTTGCGTAACTCGTTCAATGAAATGTACGACGCTAGCTCATTTGATAGCATCTTTAAGCTGCCGGCGTCACGTAAATCAAACGAGGTGTCCACAGGAGGCATCCCTAATCTGAATGTCTCGACGTATTGGACGATGACGCCTGAGGAATTCGACAACTTCACCGGCTCGGTGTCAAACGGGTTCATGAGCCGAATGCTCATCATTCGGGAAACCGAGACCTATGGCATTCGGCAGAAGCATCCCAATCTCAACATGCCCGTCCATCTGCAACAGCGCCTGGATGCGATAATGGGCAACGCCACTTTGTTTGACGAAATGTATACCGAGAACAAAGAGAAATGGATGATCCGGCAGCAGCTGCAACAGATCGTAATGGATCCTGAGGCCGATGAGCTTTATGAACGGATCGCCGATCTCATCGATGCGACCAAGCGCAAGGCGCTGAAAGGTGAGGTCCCCAAAGACTACATGATGGTGAACCGCATCCCGGTCAACGCCAAGAAGATCGCGGGTCTGCTTGCCGCGGTCGAGCAACCTTATGCGCCCATCATCAACACGGCACAACTGAAATGGGCGGTCGGTTACATCGTCCAAAACATCGTCATGTTCCTGTCAGAGGTTGACAGGGGTGAGCTCGGACTCGGGTCTTCGGACGAGGTGCAAGCGATTATTCGGCGATATAAGGAACTCATTCGCAAGAAGGAATTTAAGGGCAAGGCGGGCGTTCCGAAAACAGCCCTTTATGTGTACTGCCGAGATCGCAAACCGTTCAAAGGTCACGAACGAGGCTCGGGTTCGCTCATCGTGAGCAACACCATTGAGCACATGTTGAAAGAAGAAATTTTCGTACTTGTCGAGGGCGAACATACAGGCAGAGGGCGCCCACCCGTCCTGCTCGCACCGACCGACCACCCGGTATGGAGTGCTTAACATGATCGGCCACATAAAACACGTATATTTCCACATATATTTTCCACCCCTTAACACTTTGAAATCATTAATGAAAAGTGGCCTCGAATTATATGTGGAGGAAAAAGGGGTAAAACACGAATCTAAAAGTTCGAAGATACGCGCATTTTGGCATATGCGAACATTCATTTTTATTACCCCGTGTGTACCCCCTCGATATCGGCCACATATAAATAATCAAACCTATATTAACATATTGATATTATTATATATTTTTATATTGAATTATATGTGGAAATATATGTGGAATATAATGGGGAATCGTGTGGAATCGTGTGGAAAAGGATTTGAAGTATGAGAATCTCGAAAGTCACACGGCCAGATTGGGTTCAACCGAAGACGTACAAGCGATATGATTTCAAGTCGATGCAGGTCGGTGATCTCATGGTGATTGCCGAGAAGGATCAGGGTTGCAAGAACCTTAAATCATTTCGAGCACTCGTTTGGAATCGGTCAAGGCAATTAGGTTATGTGTTATCCTGCCGTCAAAGAGAAGATGGTGCATTTGAGGTTTATAGGAGCGAGTGATGCAATGGCCTGTGAATGATAAAGCTGCTTTGACCAATTACGATGGGGAGACCATCACGGTCGAGCAGTTGAAGAAGCGACTTGAGCTTGCCGAGATGTCGAATGCAGCGTTGCGCGCTAAGTTGAAAAAGGCGCAGCGTGTCAGCAAGTCGAGGCTCGAGCGCATGAAGCAGCGAGGCAAGCTGTTGATCCAGGAGCGGGTTGATAAAATTTCGAATGTTGGAGGGTTTTAACAATGGCCAGGGCTAAAGCGAGCGTTGACCCCTCTGTGGTCGGGACAAAGGCGGGTGCGCTTATCACCCCTGAGCAAATTGCTGCGTCCGGCACGGAGCATGCCCATCAAGCGGCATTCTTTCAGTGGATCGCGTTGACGGGTGGCAAGGCGATGGGAAAGACGCGATTGATCTTTGCTGTGCCTAATGGCGGGGATCGAAAGGCGTCGGTTGCTGCGTCTTTGAAGGCCGAGGGTGTCAAGTCGGGTGTGCCCGATGTTTGTTGGCCGATCCCGGTTAGAACGCCCTGGGCTGATTATCACGGGCTTTGGATCGAGCTCAAGCGGCCTGGCCTCGAGAAGACGAAAGACGGTGGCAGGTCGGAAAAGCAGATTGAATGGCATCGTGATCTTGTCGAGCAGCATTATGCAGTTGTGCTCGCGTTCGGCTGGCAGTCGATGGCATGGGCTGCATGGCTTTATTGGTCGGGCGAACTGAGGATGCCAACGGATGGAGATGCGATGTGGGCGACAGCAGTGTCGGAAGCACCGATCATCTAGAAACTAAACACTTGACAAACTAGGGTGGGTGGAAGGAAGATCCCGGAAGCACCACTCGCGGACGAGGAACCCTGAAATGAGTAAGATGCACCGACAAGAACCGTCCTCCGGGATGCCGGCAGATGAAGATCTGGATATCATGGCGCAGAAAATCGCAAGATGCGACTTCGAACAAATCACCTCGCCCGAGCACAGGGCGATTGTGATGGACCTGGCGATCAAGGCGGATCAGGCCGGTTGCGTCTGGGACATTGCTGCTTGGTATCGCAATTCGAAACTTTGGGATGGCATGTGATGAGCAAGCTCACTATCGCGAAAGCCGAGAAAGCGCTCGCCGAGCATCACGGGGTGATCCTTTACGCCGCCGAGGCATGCGGGGTCACTCGGCAGGCATTTTGGAAGTTCATGAATAAACATCCTGAGCTCAAAGAGGCTCAGGCCGAGGCATCCGAAGTGCTGCTTGACATTGGCGAAAAACACCTGACCACTGCGATTAGCGCCGGCGACATGAAAACCATTCGCTGGCACCTCGAGCGCAAGGGCAAGGACCGCGGCTACACCACGCGGCAGGAATCGACCGGCAAGGACGGCGAGCCTTTGCAAATGGGCGTTATCGAGCGGCGCATAGTTGACCCGGAAGGGGATGAAAGTGAATAAAGCAATCGTTTTTAAATACTGCATCTTCGCAGTACTCATGATCTTACTGATCTTGCTCGCCTGGGTGTTGTCACCCCTGCTCGCCGGCATCTCGGTCTTGTTTGGCGTGAAGCGTTTGCCCCTCGGCCTGCAATGGTTCTCAACGGTGGATGACACGCTCGACGGCGGGCAGAAGCAGCATCCCGAGAAATACCCAGCCGCAGCGCGGGGATCTTTCCTAGAAGATCTCCTACATTTTAGGGCCC